TCCAGGGATGAGCGGAATGATTTCACTATTGATATGGAGGACTGGAAATACGAGCAGACCCATCCGGCAGCCCCCAAGGAAAAGCATGGCGGCTACCACGAGGAAGGCGGGATCAAGTACATCGACACCGACTTCATCACCTCTTCGGTTCCGGCAGCCAAGAAGGCCGGCTACCCCGACGCGGAGATCAAGCACCTGGGGTTCGGGGAGTTTGACCTGGACTTGGGGAACGGTAAGACCATTTCGTTTGCCCGGCGCGACCCGAAGAAGATCGAAGGTTTCTCTGGCCGGGCGCATGCCATGACCGGCGACGAAGAGGCCATCAAGAAGATCCTGGGGGAAATGGGGCACGAAGGCCGGTCTCTGGAAGAGCGCGTCCAGGCCAAGACCAAAGAGCAGTACCCGTCGGCTGAACCGCCCAAGCACACTCCGTCGCCGGAAAAGCCGGCGGAAGGCCCCCGCCCCATCAGCAACATCGCTTCGGAGATCCGGCGGAAGTGGAAGGATGTCAACTTCGCGGCAAAGCCCTACCTGGAGGCCATGAACTCCCTGGAGACGATGAAGGACCAGTACGGGGCCGACGATGCGAGATCCATTGTCAACTACTTCCTTTCCAACGCCTCAAAGTGGCGAGGCCCCGATGCGAAGCGGATCAAGCAGGAACTGAAGGATCTGGTGAGTGGCAAAGGTGCAACCAAAAAGAGCCTGGACGGACTCCAGGCCCTCAAATCGTTCGTGAACGAAAGAGAGGATCCTATGCGGAAAGCAGATCAGGAAATGCCCCAGGGTGACCAGAAGGACTTCCCCCAGATGGACGCCGCCGGCGGTGACCTGGAGGACGGAGGCAAGATGTCCACGGTCAAGAAGGGCGAGAAAAGCGCCCCCATCGACTACAAGGACACCTACGGCGCCGCCCCCAAGGCCAAGCAGGACGCCCTGTCCGACGACGATGCTGAGGATGAGGATCAGATGGAGCCCCACAAGAAGCCCATCGAGGAGTCCACCGAGAAGTCCCTGAGCCCGGCGCGGCAGCGGGACATGACGGCCAGGGAGTTGACGGCCAAGGTCTCCCAGCTTCGCAAGAGCCGGGACCTGTTGCTCCATCCCTACAGCGATGCTCGCATCCATGCGGGGGTCGAGGATGTGATCGAGCGCCGGCTGAACAAGTCCGAGCCCTACGTGGAGGACCCGAGCCTGGTGCCGGGCCTTCCGCTGATTTCCCAGGGCGTGCTTTGCAAGAGCTGCGGTCACAAGCACACGGCGGCCGTGACGGCGTGCCCGGATTGTGGGGCCGGGATCACGGTCAGCCAGGTGATGCCTGGCGTGATGGCCAACGGCCCCGGGGTGCTCCAGAAGAGCCACGTCGCGGTGCTGCGGCCGGCCAAGCGGGAGAGCGATCTGCGATTCGACGGAGGCAACATTCCGTTGAAGGAGTAGCCCGTGGGATTTTTCGACGACGTGTACGGTCTCGGCAGAAATCTGCTTGGGACAGCGGCTGAGGTCGTGTCCGACTGGGCAAAGGCCATCCCCCAGGAACTTCCATCGGGGGATCCTGCCCAGGACTTTTCGTTGAAGCCCCCCGCTTCCCTGGGCGGGGCGGTGCCGGAGGATAAGGCGGAGGACGATCCCAAGTCCCTGTTCTACGATCCCTTCAGTATAATCGAGCAGTTAGGGTACAAAGACAAACCGAGTCAGATTAGTTTCGGGACCCTTCGAAACATGGTCTGGAAGATGCCCATCATTCACGCCATCATCCAGACCCGTGTCCAACAGGTGGCGGCCTTCTGCAAGCCACAGGCGAACCGGTATCAGATGGGATTCCGGGTGCGCTTGCGGGACCACGAATCCAAGCCCAACACGACCGACAAAAAGTGGGCTCGGGAGTTCGAGGCCATGTTGTCGCGGACGGGGATCACCGACAACCCCGTCGGTCGGGACAATTTCGAGTCCTTCGTCCGGAAGATCGCTTGGGACAGCCTGGTGTACGACCAGGCGTGTTTCGAGGTCATCCCCAACCGGAAGGGCCAGCCGGCGGAGTGGTACGCGGTGGACGCCTCTTCCATCCGGCAGGCGGACACGGCCACCACCTACATGAATGAGGACCTGGACGAGGCCATCCGCTACGTTCAGATTTACGACGGCATGATCGTCGCGGAGTACACCCAAGAGGAGATGGTGTTTGGGGTTCGCAATCCCCGGACGGACATGCGGCAGCACGGCTACGGGACCGCTGAGCTGGAGATGCTGGTGCCGGCAGTGACCAGTTTGCTCTGGGCCTGGCAGTACAATTCCAAGTTCTTCAGCCAGGGCAGCGCGGCCAAGGGCATCCTGAACTTCAAGGGTGCCGTTCCAGAAAAGCAGCTCCGGGCTTTCCGGCGGCACTGGTACCAGATGCTCTCTGGGGTCGAGAACGCTTGGCGGACCCCGGTGACCAACGCCGATGACCTCCAGTGGATCAACATGCAGAACTCCAATAGGGATATGGAGTTTTCGGCGTGGATGGACTTCCTTATCAAGGTGGTCTGCGCCCTCTACACCATCGACCCGGTGGAGATCAACTTCCTGTACGGAAACATCGGGCAGTCGAGCGCCCTCCAGGAATCCAGCAACAAGGATAAAATCACCGAGTCCAAAGAACGCGGTTTGCGGCCCCTTCTGAGCTTCCTGGCTACCTGGATCAACCGGGGGATTTTGTGGCCCATCAACGAGAACTTTGAGTTCGAGTTCGTGGGCCTGGACGCCAGGACCCGGGACGAAGTGAGCACCTACAACCAGACGGCCGTTCGGACCATCCGGACCATCGACGAGTTGCGGGCCGAGGATGATCTACCCCCGCTGCCCAACGGCACTGGCCAGATTCTCCTGGACCCGTCCTGGATGCAGAACAAGCAGCAGGCTGACCAGGCGGCGGCCCAGCAGAAACAGCAGCAGCAACAGGCCCTGATGCCGCCTCAACCCCCACCCCAGGGCTTGCAAGGCCCCGGGGCGCCACCCCCGCAAGGAATGCCCCCCGAGATGCCCCCAGGGATGCCTCCGGGGATGGGAATGCCCCCAGGTATGGTGCCCGAGGGCGATGGTGGGATACAGTTGCCCCAGTCAGAAGAGGGCCAGTGGGAAGCGAGCATGACAGCCCCCCAGAAGTTGAAGCGTCGGCCCTTGGTGGACATCATTTTGTAGGAGCGGAGGACCCCCATGCGGATCAAGCACACGTTGATGCTGGCAATCGCGGACGATTCAGACATGAAGGACCCGTTGTTCGGCCAGATCGATGAAACTCTGGCTCTGGTGGTTATCGACGGGTACACCGGTCAGGCCAGCGGCAAGTTCAAGGTCGAGGTGGATGACAGCAAGGTGCTGTCCATGGGGGACATCACGGCGGTGAAGGGGATTTACCTGGAGCTGGACCAGGACTGCTCCATCAAGATCAACGATGGGGCGGCCATCGCCGTGAAGCGGGGCAACACCGCGACCGGCTCCCTGGCCAAGTTCTTCCTGGAAGCGGTCATCACCAAGATCGAAGTGGTGGTGGCGCTAGGTGGTGTCGAGACCCACGGGACCTATTGCGTTTGGGGCGATCCGTCGGCGTAGCCTGGGAGATCCAATGCGCTTGCTGGTGGACGCAACCCCGGAGGAACTTCGGGACAAGCGAGCCGCACTTCTGACCGAACTGGCGAAGGCAGTCTCGTCGGTGGACGGCGAGCTGGCCGATGCCCTGTTGAAGGCCCTGCCCAGTAAAGAGCAGGACCTGAAATTTCCAGTCTTACAAGAAATCGCTAAACGCACCCAGAAGGCGTACCAGGAACACCTCCAGGCCATGCTGGACGAGATTGGGGAAGTGCTTTCCCGGAGCACGGACGAGACCTCCGGCGTCCTGGCAAAGGCTGTAGGTGGCCCCTACATAGGCCCCCGGGGCGGCCAGTGGGCCGATCCCGAGATGACCCAGCACTGGGAGCCTGGGATGGGCCAGGCCCAACCCCAAGCGGTCCCTGAGCCCGAGCCGGCCCAACCCAGTCAAATGGTGTTCCCGGAAGCGCCCGCTCCTTACTCCCCGCCCACGGAGCGGTATCCCGACACGGAGGCCGGCGAGCACCTTCAGTCCATAGGGGACTTTCTTTTCAGTTTGCAGTATGGGCGCGAGGGGCTCATCGACGCCAAGGGGTTCAATTCTCACGACCTGGTGAACTGGCAAGCCATTCGTGGTGATGCTGCGGCCATGCGCCGGATGCTCAGGAAGTACAAGCGGCAGATCAGTGACCAGCAGGGCATCGACCACTACCACAAGATGGGGTTGAGCGACCCGGCGCCGGCAACCAAAGTGACTCCGGTCATGCACCCCGTTTTTGGATCCTTGCAGCTCCAGACCAACGGGTACCTCCGAGATCGGAATGTCTGGAATCAGTACCTGGCTCTCCAGAAGAAATTCAAGGCCCGGTTCGATGGGGAGCGCAAGACGTGGTACATCCCCAAAAACGAGATGCCCTTTTTTGATTTCGATAAGTATCGGTCGGAAATGGAGGCCATTGGTCTGGAGGTTGAGGATCTTCCAGAAAAGCTGATGCGGGTCGCAGATCCCAAGGGTCCATCCGACTCCCCCGGAGAATCCCATGTTCAAACCCACCCGATGACGGTTGAGCAGGCCATCAACGGGATCAAGACTCGCCGGCTCGATAGCACGGTGGTGCTGACCCGTCGGCCGGACGGGGTGTTCGCTTTTTATACCCCCTACACCGACAAGCCGAAGTTTGAAAAAATCCGGGAATTGTTCAGCAACAAGACTGGGCAGCTCACGGGGATCTCCAAGTTCAACGAATCAGAGCACTCTCGGGACACCCATGAAATAGATTTGGCCGAGGAAGCTCTGGACAAATTGAAGGCCATGTTTCCCGAGTGGGATTTCATCGTCGAGGGGCTTCGGGAAGGCCGTATCGAGCGGGATCAGGAGATTGCCGAGTCCCAGCTTCCCATTCCAGAAGTTGCTGCGAAGATCAACCCGAAGTTCAAGTTGCTCCCTTACCAGAACGAAGGGGTTCGTTTCATCGACAAGGGGGAGGGGAACGCCATCATTGGGGATGAGATGGGTCTGGGTAAGACTCTCCAGGCCTTGGCTTGGGGGGCTATGCGGGGAAAGAAGATCCTGGTAGTTTGCCCGAAGGTGGTACGCCGAAACTGGCTCCACGAAGCTACCAAGTTTTTTCCGGACTACTTCAAGGGCCACGAGTTGATGTCCAAGGATCTGCGGGCGGGCAAAATCCCTGACCTGGCCAACGTCACCATCGCCACCATAAACTATGAGGCGCTGGACAAGTTCAAAGACGTGATCGAAAAGGCTGGGTTCGATACCCTTGTGATCGATGAAAGCCACCGTGTAAAAAATCCCAAAGCTAAGCAGACCCAGGCCGTGCTCAAATTGGCCGAAGGGATGAAGCACCACATCCTACTTTCTGGAACGGCCATCAAGAACAAAAAGGAAGAGCTGTTCACCCAGTTGGCCATCGTGGCTCCGAATCAGTTCTCTCTGGCGAACCTTCGGTTCGGAACCATTGGTGGAGTTTGGCAGGGCATGCGGAAGGTGTACCTGGCCCGGCAGAAGAACAAGGTGCTGAAGGATCTGCCCGAAAAGTCCACTACCCAGGTGAGGGTCGATGTGCCGAACGCTCCCGACCTCACGGGCATGTCCAGCATCGGGGACGTGTCCAAGATTCGGGGGCAAGTTGCTCTGGCCAAGGTGCCGGCCACCGCAGAGATGGTCAACGAGATTTTGGCATCTTCCGATTCCAAGATCCTGGTGTTCACGGAGTCGGTGGCAGCGGCCAAGAGTTTGGCGGAGAAGTTTGGGGACAAGGCCATTCTCCATGGGGGCTGGGTGAGGGATGAGGCCCGGGAAATATCCGTAGAAGAGTGGCAGCACAAGGATGAGCAGGGTAATTTCACGAGCCCCAAGCGGGTGTTCGTTACCACCCGGCCCTCTATGGCCGTGGGGGCGACCCTGACGGCAGCCGACAAGGTGGTGTTCAACGATCTGCCTTGGACGGCAGCGGACGTGCGCCAGGCCGAAGATAGGGCTCACCGAATTGGCCAGAAGAAAAACGTCAACGTCTACTGGATTCAGGCGGATGGGAACGCCTTCGATGAGTCGGTGGCCACCATCTTGTTCCGGAAATACGAGCTGGGGCAGAAGGTCAACCAGGGCAAGCAACTCACCCCACAGGAGCGGGAGTGGATGGAAGCTGACATGACCGATGCGGAGGTCCTGGCTCACATCCGGGGGGCGTCAGCCGGCCCCCAGGCAATCGAGTCCACCTCCCCCCCGGTTACCCCCTTGACCAAGGCAACCCCCTTGAAGAAGTCTATGACCATGGCTGAGCGGGAAGATCGGAAACAGGTAGCTCGGGAGCAGGAAGAGAAGGGTGACTTGCGGGTGGCGGCCACCTTGCCGTTGCTGGCCCACGCCGGAGACAACCCCAAGGAGCTGGAGAAGCGGGTGCGCGGCCAGCTCCACAAGTTGCGGGTCCGGAACGATTGGCGGACGGAACTTCTGGAATCGATCATGGGCGACCTGGCGGCGTTCAGGTACGCTCAGGACTCAGGCGAGATGAATGACCTGCCCATGTACCTGCACGAGCACCTGGTCACCGGTGGGGATCGGGCGGAAAAGTCTCTGGGGTCGATGTGGTCAGATCCGGAGTTCTCGGAGAGCGTTCCAGAAATGCCCTTCGATGAGACTGATGCCCTCTTGAAGTCCGAAGGCTGGATCCCCCTGGACGAAGAACTGGGGGACATTCTCTGGAAGTCCGAGCGCCCCCACAAGTACATCCGGCGGGTGCCCTACACCGACAACTTGGGGGTGCATAAGTATCGGTATTATTACAGGGAAAGCGCATCGGCCCGGGGTGCCCGTGCCGGCGAAGAGGTTACCCTGGGAGAGCACACGGCGCACATCAAGCACGTGGACGAAAGCGGTGCCGTGACCATGGAGATCGGGGGAGAGGAAAAAACGGTCAACCACAACGAGTGGCACCAGATGATGGCCCACCACTACGGCGAGGGCTACTACCAGCACGTTGAGCACCGAGCCATTCAAGCCGTCAACGCGGTCCTTCGGAACGTCCCAGGGGACCTTCTGGAAGAGTTGAAGGGCGACGACTCGGCTCGGATGAACGTGCTGAAAACCCGGGTGCCAGAGGTCTACGCCAAACTCCAGGCGGCCTTCCAGCGGGTAGGGGTGGATGCCTTCCAGGCCAAGCAGATCATCGGGCACACCATGGAGCGCCGGGGCTGGGAAGCCGAGGCGCGGGCGGCGGTCATCGGGGCGGTGCTCTCCCCAGAAGGCGCCACGATAGCCAAGAACCACAGGCAGATTGTCGCAGGCGCTGAGAACCTGGCCGGCGGGATGAAGGTGGAAGCCAAGCACGTGGCGGCGGCCATCGACCTGCGGCGCCCCAGGTTTGAGGGGGACAACTTTGGCCTGAAGGTGACGGACATCGCCAAAAAGGCCGAGACCGAGCTGACCAAGCTCCAGCATCTTTTGCACGCGGCCAAGACCGAGGGTGGGACCCACGAGGCCCTGATGGCGCAGGCCCTGGCGTTTACCTCCACGACTTTGACCCAGCTCAACATGCTGGCGACGGCTTACCCGGGCATGCGGGACAAGCTGCTCGACCCGATGCGCCGGACGATGATGGAAGTGCCATCCATGGCTCCCAGGTCGGAGCCTACGGCCGAGGGGTCGGTGGCGACCTTGTTCGTGGCCGGTGAAGGTGGGAAGCCCCGGGCGCTGAAGGCGCGGTATCGGTTGATGGAAGCCAAGGATGTGATTCCCTCCCACGACCCAGAGTCTTTCCAGCCCAACGAGAAGTACCCAACGGGGGTTCAGGAGCGGGCCTATCACCGGGACAAGGATGAGCAGCAAAAGGTGATTCGGAACGCTACCCGGATGAACGCGGCTTTCCTGATCAACACCAACCCGGACGCCGTGAACGGCCCGCCCATTGTGACCTCGGACGGGGTGGTCTTGGGTGGTAACAGCCGCACCATGTCGATGCAAAGGGCGTTCAAGACCCAGCCCGACCAGGCCAAGACCCTGAAGGACTACTTGCGGGATCATGCCTCCGAAGTGGGGCTGACGGCCTACGACGTGGACGCCATGGAGAGCCCGATCTTGGTTCGGATGGTGGACCTGGAGGACAAGACTCCGAAGGCTTTGCGGACCATGGTCCGGCAGATGAATGAGAACTTTACCCAGGCTTTGGACCCCCGGACTTACCAGGTGGCGCTCGGGCGCCGGCTGGATACCGAGGCCCTGAATGCCTTGTCAAGCAACATGGTCGAGGATGAGAGCTTGAACGATTTCTTGGCTACCGGGCGGTCCAAGGTTTTCGTGGATCACCTGTCCAGGGTGGGGGTCATCGACGAGCGGAACAGCAACCAGTACATCAAAAAGGGCACCCGGCAGTTGAACGAAGATGGCAAGGTTCTGGTGTCCAGAATCTTGGTGGGCAACGTGGTGGACGATGCGGACGTGCTGTCCGACACCCCGCCGAAGTTGTTGACCAGCTTGGCCGGTTGTGTGCCGTACATGCTCCAGGCCAAGTCCTCTGGACCGGAGTTTGACCTGTCCAACGACCTCCAGACGGCTCTCCATGCCTACAATTATGCGAGGGATATGGCGGACGCGGGGAAGGGTCCAGTCCTGGACGCCAACATGCCCGACTGGAGTTTCAATCAGCTATTCGCCCAGCAAAACGTGTTCGGTGAGATTCACCCGGTCACCAAGAGCGAGCGGGCGATGATCTTGCTGGAGTCCATGATCCGGAAGTCTGGCCCCAGGCAGATGACCCGGATCTTCCGGGAGTACACTAAGGCGGCGTCGTTGAATCGAACGGATCAGATGTCTCTGGCTGGGCCGGCATTGACCCCCGCGCAGGTGCTGACGTTCTCCATCGAGGCGGCCGGGAAGCGGGACAAGGCCGAGGCTGAAGCTAAGGCCCAGGCCAAGGCAAAGGCTAAAGCCGGAACAGAGCAGGAAGGATTGTTCAAGGCCCAGCCACAGGCCGGGCCGTTTATCGGACCCAAGGGTGGGAAGTACGCGGATCCCGAGTTGACCATTTCTTGGCGAGAGCGCACCGGGCGCCAGCCGGCAGCTCAGAAACCGATCCCGACACCTCGGGCACCGGCGGGTTCTCAGCCTCCAGCCAAGCAACCGATAACGGATGCGCCGGCGGAGGTTCACCAGCAGTACCAGCGGGAGGAAGCGAAAACTCGGGGGGGCCAGCAAGCGACCGAGAAGCCAAAGACCAAGCGGAACTGGGTAGATCACAAGCCGGGTTTGCCCAAGCAGACCATCGACAAGTACCGGATGGATGAGCCCGATGGGACGCATTCCTACGTGATGTCTCGGAAGCCGATTCACGACAAGATCCTAGAAGCGTTCATGGGTGGGAAACAACCGGTTCCCAAGGATCGGAAAAAAACTGCTTTCGTGATGATGGGTGGACCGGCCAGCGGCAAAACTACTTTGGCAAAACTAATCGCCGGGAAGAAGTTTGGGAAGTTCATAAACGTCAACCCGGACGATGTTCGGGAGATGCTGCCTGAATACCAGGAAGCCATTGACTTCAAGGACGATAGTGGCAAGCAGGTTTCGGCTAAGGACGCATCTGCCATGACCCACGAAGAGGCGTCCGACATCGCAGGTGAAGTTTACAACCGGGCCATTGATGGGAATTTCAATCTTGTGTTTGACGGTACAGGCAAGAACGTGGACAAGCATCGTGCTCGGGTGGCGTCTTTGAAGGATCATGGCTACCACGTAGTTTTGCTGATGCCTCACCTGGATCTGGAAACGGCCCTGGTGCGGGCTGGAGATCGAGCGGAGCACAGGGGGCGCACAGTACCTGAGCCTATGATGCGGGAAGCCTACCCCAAGATGCCTGGAAATTTTGAATCGGTAGCCCGAACGGCCGATGAGTTCCACCTCTATCACAGTGGAGGCCCTGTTACCAAGCCCCCACAGATTGTCTGGAGCGGTGGAGAGGGCAAGAAGGATAAGGTTCACCACCCAGAGCTATTCCAGCAATTCCAGGAAGAGGCCAAGCGGTCTCGGGTACTCCAGGGTCGGAAGGAAAACCAAGTGGATCTGGGGCCACCGAAGGGTCCTGTGTCCAGGCATGAGGCTGGCCTGTCCTACAAGAACCTGAAAAAATCTGGGCCGGTCAGGAGCAAGCTGCCTCCCTTCATGTCCGGCGATGACATTTTGGCGAGATTGCAAGAAACCAGCGTGGCCGATGCTGAGGACGATGAGGTGGATCTGAAGGGGACCAAGAAGGCCATGTTCGACCGGGATGTCGGGGCCGACACCCCCATGGGGGATGATTTTGACCCAGACAACCGGCGGCTGAAGTACGCCAAGGAAAAGCCCACCATGCCGCCGAAGCAACCCCTGTCAAAGGCGGCCGGGCAAGGCCCCTTTATTGGCCCCAAGGGCGGGAAGTGGGCCAATCCAGAAATGACCATTCCTTGGGAGGAAGGCACAGGCCAGGGGCGGCCTCCGGCGGCCCAGGAGCAACCCTCTGCACCTAGACCCCCGGCTCAGCCCCAGCCACAGGCAGCAGGTAACCTGGCCCCCCAGACCCCGGCCCAGGCCCAGGCGCACCAGGCTACGGGGGATTTGGTTCCTTCTGCCCAAGGCCAGGCCCAGCAAGAAAAGCCAGCTCAGCCCCAGTCGGGGCACTCCGAGCCCAGTGAGGCGGAGATGCTCCAGCGCCTGGACGGTCAACTTCCAGGGGGCAAGACGACCCAGGAGCACTTCCAGATTGCCAAGGATTTTCTGGCTCAGCACAGGGCGGCGTTCGGGGCAACGATGAAAGCCATGCAGAACCTGGCCGGTGAGACGGGGGAGGTGTCGGCGCGGGTCAAAGACTTAGGCAGCGCCCTGAACAAGCTCGTAAGAAAACCCAAGTACGGAACGGCGGACAAGCTCCAGGATGGGATGGGCGCTAGAATCCAGCACCAAACCGTCTCTCAGGTATGGGAGACGGTGAAGAAGGCCAAGTCCCAGTTCAAAGTGGTGACTGAGGATAACTACCTCGACACGCCCCTGGGGGACTATCGAAGCTACCACCTGATTCTGGAAGGCCCCACCGGGCTCCAGTTCGAGTTGCAGGTCCGTACCCACAACCAGAACATCTTCGGGGACTGGGCGCACAAGGGCTACAAGCCCGAGACTGCGGAGCAGGAGAAGTACAAAGATCACCCAGACGTGAAGCGGTACTCCAAAGAGATGTCCGAGTATTTCTGGGAGGTAGACAACGAGCAAACACCCAAGTTCACCCCCGAATGCCCTCCGGTGGTTCAACAGGTCTTTGGGTGCATGGCGTAGGAGCGGATCATGGCCGAAGGAAACATGCTGGACAAGATTCTGGAGGCCAAGAAACGGGTCACTCCGGAGCAGGGGTTCAACGTGGTGGGGATCGACACCTATGAGATGCCCGGAGAAGAGCCCTTTGTCATTGGGCACTACGATACCGTGGAAGAAGCCAATGCGATGGTGACGGCCTACAAACAGAGCTACCCTGACACGCCGGTTTACGTGTACGGCGTTCAGGCGGCTGAGCAGGAAGTCCAGAAAAGTGTTCTCCAGAAATTCCATGACTTCACAGTCCCTATCGTTCAGAGGGATACTCAGACTTATGAGCGGATCCAGAGAGTGCTCATCGCTCGGCACGGGTACGAAGAGGCCGACTTCGAAAAGGACGGAGAATTGTACGGCTGGAGTGCCAACGAATTGTTGGACCTAATCCTAGAGGACCTGCGGGGCAAGTAGATGCTGTTGACACCGGAACAACTTCAGGAGATCCGCCGGATCATCCAGGACTACCACAGTGCCTTTGTGGTCAACGTGGTCGGTCCAACGGCGGTGGCTCCAGAAATTCTGGCACGACTGAAGGCTAAGGGCCTGGTGGACATCCGGATCCAGTCCATTCAGGACGCCTACATCTACGGTCAGTTACTGGCCCACCTGGACAATCCGGCCATTGCCAGGATGACCTACACCCAGTTTCGGGACTTCATCAAGCGAAACCCCATCCCGATGACCTTGGTGGAGAAGCAAGCGGTCAAGATGGCCGAGGCCAGCGCCGGGCAGTATTGCGCCGGCTTGGGTAACCGGGTGGACATGGCCACGGGGGCCACCCTGATCGAAGCCGATGCAGCCCTCCGAAATCAGCTCAAAGACGTGATCCGGACGGAAACGGCCGAGGCCATTTCTCGTCGGGAATCAGTCCAGAAATTGGCCAGCAACCTAGGGCACGCTACGGGGGACTGGTCCAGAGATTGGCGGCGGATCGCCAACACGGAAGTCCAGCAGGCCATGCAGACCGGCCTAGCTGACCGGTACCGGGAGGACTACGGCACGAGCGTTCGGGTGGCGAAAGTTCCGATGCCCGACGCTTGCGAGCACTGTAAACGCTTGTTCTTGGGGCCTGATGGGAAACCCAGGATCTGGAGGTTGGCTGACCTGCAAGCCTTCGGGACGAACGTCGGGCGCAAGACCCGGGACTGGGTGCCCACCGTGGGCACGGTTCACCCGCACTGCCAGTGCCAGCTCATCCGGGTTCCCAAGGGATTCGGGTTCGATGCTTTGGGGCGCATGGTGCCCGGCGGGAAACTGGGGGTCGAGGCAGACGCGGACGATTTCATGCGGTCCCTGCAACTGGAGGATGAGTTCCACAAGTCTGTCAGCTCCAATGATCTGGTGAATTTCCAGGGCATCACGGTTCACGTCGAGAATCGAGCCGGCGAGCTTCGGCACTGGGAGAGTGCCACGGGCGAGCGCGGTATCACCCACATGCTGTGCGCCTATGGTGAAGTGGTGGGGACCAACGGGGCGGACGGGGACGGGCTTGACGTGTATCTGGGACCGGACCCCAAGGCCAACACCGTGTTCGTGGTTCACCAGCAGAATCCAGAGACTGGGGTGTACGACGAGGAGAAGGCCATGCTCGGCTTTCCCTCAGAAGAGTTCGCTCTCCAGGTCTACCGGGCGCACTTCAACAAGCCTGGGTTCGACGTGGCGGTTTCTCCGATGGGGGTCGAGCAGTTCAAGGTTTGGGCTGACGCTACCATCGCGGCGAAGGGCGAGGGCAAGAGCGAGACCATCCGGTTGGTTATTCCCCTGGAGAAGGCCCAGGCCGGTCCCTTCATCGGGCCGAGAGGTGGCAAGTGGGCTGACCCCGAGATGACCATTCACTGGGAGGATCGTCCGGAGAAGCCAGAGGCCCAGGCCCAGGAAGAACCGAGCGCGGCCCCCAGCGCAAAGCAACAGATCCCCGAGCACCTGGCCAAGCGGTTGGCTCGCCGGCAACCGGGGCATGGTGAGAAGATTGCTCTGAACAAAGAGGAGCTGGGCTTGGTTTTGGCCACGGGGAAGTATGCCCTGGTGAGCGCGGGGAAGAACCCCAACAGCCCGGAAGATGCCAAGCTGACCCCAGCGGATTTTGCCAAGCGAACGGAACAGCTCCGGCAGCAGTTGGTGACCGACGGGTTCGCTTACTCTGACGTGGTGGGGCACTACGGGGAGATGGAAAACAGTTTCCTGGTCATGATCCACGACGCTGACCGAGAGCATGTGAGGAAGCTGGGGGAACTGTTCAACCAGGACACGATCCTCTACTCTGCGGGTGGGAAACACGAGTACCACTTCACCACCGGGCAAAAGAAAGGGCAGTACGTCAAGGGTGAGGGTCACCAGACTTTTGAGGTTGCCCCATCGGACTATTACACGGAGTTCACTCACCCTGATGGTTCGATCACCAAGTTTTTGTTGAACCTGGACTTCGATCATGTGTTCCAGTCCGAGGTTGCGAAAGAGATAGCTCCAGAGGTTCCAGTTCAACCGGTGCCCCCCAAATCCGTTGGACGGGAGTCTCGGGATAGGCCAGCACCCGAGTGGGGTCCGGGCCGGGGGGTATGGCACGCTGAGCGGTATTCCTTCGGGGAGAGCCCGGACGCCAAGCCGCTGGACACGATTTCAGTTGCTGACCTCCCCAAGGATTGGCTGGATCAAAACGCCTACGATATGAGGGATGCGGTTCAGGCCAAATTTGGGAAGCTGGAAGCGCCCCCGGGGTACCAGATCATTTATCGGACAGGATCTGGCCCCAAGGGTCTGGCCAACCGCAACGCTGGGAACTTGGAAGCGGTGGTGGATTTTGTCCGGCACTATGAGGATCGGGGCATCGAGTACGGCAACAAGATCACGGCCTACGCGGTTCGGATGCCAGAAGAGTTCGCGGACTACGAAAAGCGCAAGGGGGCTTACCTGAAAGAGGGCATGGACAAGGCCATGCCCCAGGCTGGTCCCTACATCGGTCCCCGAGGGGGGAAGTGGGCCAACCCGGAGTTGACCATTTCCTGGAAGGAGCACAAGGCACGCCAGCACGCAACAGCGGCATTGGCAGGAGGGTCATTCAACCAGGGTCACTGGCAACCACGTCCTGCCTCTGAATGGGAGGACGAAGAAGCCAAGCTCCGGGCCAAACTGACCGAGGCTCGAACGTCCGGCCTTCCTCGTTGGATGGAATTGTCCACCCCCTACTACCGCCCGGATTGGCCTCTTTCGGGGCCGGTGCAACCTGAGATGGACTTGAAGGTGGCCGAAGTAGCCATTGGTGCTGAGACCCTTGAGCATGCGGTGGCGTTCGATGGACAGGGCCGTCAACTGTTCCGGGCGACTTCAGACCAACGCGGCTACGTTCGTTTCAATGAAAAGCAGATTGCGGCGTTTCGGGCTGATGGCAATGCCATTCTTTCGCACAACCACCCCACCAGCATGAGTTTCAGCGCAGAAGATATACACCTCATGGTAGCTTCCAATCTGAAGGAAATTCGAGCCGTGGGGAAGAACGGGACGGTGTATTCCGCAACTCGGCCAAAGGGTGGTTGGAAGCAAGTACACGTGGATGAAATGGCTGTGATTGCCAAGACAGTTTTGGAAACGGCTACCGATCTTGCCACCAGGGAGATGGATGCTATAATTTATGCTGCGGGTGGGATTCCTGGTACCGAAAATGCCAAGGGATATACTTACGAGGTGTGGCATGGAATCATCCTCGGATCACAAGAAAAAGCCCTCAAAGTCCTCTTCGACTCGTATGGTGTCGGATTCCGGAAAGATAAAATTGTCCCCGGAGCTGCAAAAGATCGTGGACGAGGGGATAGACCTGGATCGGGAGAGCCCCGAGCCGAAGTACGGCAAGAGTTCCAGAAACCAGAACAGCTCCAGCTCCTAGACGCGGCCGAGCGGGCCTACCGGCAGTTCAAGCAGAAGCAGCGCGGAGGTCAGGTAACGAAGTCCGATGAGCCGGGGATTGCTGCCATCGTGGCGGCCGGTAACAGCATGGCCGGTGCTCGCAACCCAGGGCGGGGGACTGCCCCCAACTTCCTGTTCAACGCCCCCATCCGGGGGCCAGCCCGGACTGACCCCCGGGTGTTCAAGGAGATGGTCGAGGACGAAAAGCGGGAAGAGGACATGGAGAATGCTAGGCGCCGCCGGCGTCGGGACCGACGGATCTACAACGTGACCAAGCCGATCCCGGATCATGTTTTTGTTCTCCAGGCCCCGCTGGAGTGGCGGTCTTACGAGAAGATCCGGGATGGGAAGCACCTGGAGCGCCAGGCCAAGATAAAGAAGTTCGAGCGGGATAACACTGGCTTGCTGAATGAGGACCATGTGTTCATCCGCAAGTCCGAGAATGACCCGGAGGACCGATGAAGCAACTCACCTTTGTCATTCCCATGGAAGCTCCAGAAATTGAGCACCCCCAGGGATCGATGATCCAGGCTACCCCGGGCAGCGTGGACGCGGCCAAGATCGCCAAGATGGAACTTCCCCGGGGGGTGCCCCGGAGCCGGTTGACCGTGTGGCTGGTGGACGGAAAGCTGATTCGGGATTCTCTGGACACCGACTTCATCGGCGGAGGGCATTTCTTTCGGTACCAGTGGATCCCCGAAGGAGAGATTTGGCTGGAGAATGACACCCCCACCAACGACGTGAAGTTTTTCCTGCTCCACGAATTGTGTGAACGGGCCTTGATGGTGGACGGTATGGAGTACGACGAAGCCCATTCCCACGCGGCTGAGAAGGAAGCCCTTTGCCGGAAGAGTCCAGAAACTCTGGATGAGTCCATTTCCCGGGCCATCGTGAAAAATATCAAGGCGGAGCGGAAATAAGCATGCGCTGCCCGCACTGCAAGAACAAGCTGATCCAGCGCCAGGGGGACACTATTCGGATTCGAGCCCGAACGGTTGAAGGCCCTTTGCTCATAAAATCCGATGGGTTTCATGGCCAGTGCTTCTGGTGCAAGGCAGATGTCGTGATTCCCATGTCTCTCGGGGTGGACGTGCCGGCCGAGCGGTTTTTTCTGGGAACCCCTCCGAGTCCAGAAAAGGACTTGACGCCAATTCCAGAATCAAGTACGTTCCAGAAAGACAGCAAGTAGAGCCCGTTTGGACTGAGTGCCAGTCCGGTTGGGGCAGCGTGGAAGGGAAACTTCCGGCTGCCTCTTTTGTTTTTCTGGAGTACAGATGGCCCCACGGATTCCGTTCAACTTCCAATTCGGCGTTGACGTGTTCCACAAGGCCGGAGCCCCCGATGGCAAGCGGAAGCGCATCGGGGGGATCGTGTCCACGGAGACCCCCGACAAGCAGGGCGAGATTGTGCTCCAGTCCGGACTGGACTTCGGGGAGTTCATGTCTGGCGGCTGGTTCAACGACAACCACTCCAAAGAGACCACGGACATCGTGGGATACCCTGAGCAAGTCCAGAAATTCCAGCGGGGGGAGACCCTTCCCAGCGGTAAGAAGGCGGCCTGGAATGGCACTTGGGTCGAGGGGTACTTGCTGGACACCGAGAAGGGCCGGCGGATGTGGGAGCTGGGGGTGGCACTCCAGAAAACGAATCGGCGGCTTGGGTTTTCGGTCGAGGGCAAGGTGGAGCGTCGGGCGGGGCCGCGCACCGTGTTCCTGAAGGATCCCCAGACCGGGCAGGGCCAGTGGGTTGGCCGCGAGATCGTGCGGGCGGCCGTCCGAAACGTGGCCGTGACCAATGCCCCGGTCCAGGCGGATTCCAAGCTGGAGATTCTGGCGAAAAGCATGATGGCCATGGAACGGCAAGGGCAAGAGGAAGATGAACGCCTGGACAAGACCCTTGCAATGGGGACGGCAACCCCTGGGCAGAAGCCGGTTGGCCCCCAGACGGGCCGTGGTGCCGGGAAGGTGCTCACCAGGCAGCACCTGGAGGAGGAAGAGCGCGATCTACTGAAGCCAACCGTGAAAAAGTCCCTGACCGATGCCGAGGCGATTCGGTATGTCCAAGCCCGGGTTTCTGGAATTAGCTGGGAGGACGCGGGACGGATTGTTCGCCTCACCCGGATTTTGAAACAGCAAAACCGCTTGTAAAAAGGAGAAGGAAAATGAGCCGAAGAATGCAGAAGGCGGATCCCCCCGCCCTGGCGGATGAGAACGAGGGATCCAACGTGAAGCCGGGCAAGGCGCCCATCGACAACGAAGAGGCCACCGAGGGCATCAGCGAAGAGACCGGTGAGCCCCCCGACTCCGAGAAATCGGAGGACCCTGCCAGTGACTCCGATCACATCTCCCACCCCCGTCCCGAGGAAGGGGAGGGCGAGCAGCGCGGTGGCCCCGGCATGGGCAAGTCCGACGACAACGACGAGGACGATTGGGGTGGCGACGAGGAAGAAGAGGACGATGCCGAGAAGGCCGAGAACACCGAAGAGGAAGAGGGCGCCTTGACCTCCGAGGCCAAGAAGGAGCGCAACGACGAGAGCATCAAGAGCCTGACCGCCGGCGACCTCAGCAAGAGCCTGGCCCGCCTCAAGCGGTACGCGGATCGCGGCGGGAGCCAGAGCCGGAAGGATGGCCTGCTCCAGAAGGCCCAGAAGGGCCACGACCTCAGCAAGTCCGAGAGGGCCGAGCTGTTCGACCTGTTGGGCAGCAAACCCCAGGGCAAGCCTCCCTTGGCCAAGTCGGTCACCCGGGGCCTTCGGAACAACGACGGCCTTCAGAAGGCCCTCGACGTGTCAGAGTACCTGGCCGAGCAGCACAACGAGCTGACCAAGAGCCTGGGGGTCCTGTCCACCCACATCGAGCGGTCGGACGGTCGGCAGCACGAGTTCAACCTGGTGCTGGCCAAGGCCCTGGCCGATGTGGGCAACCTCGTGACGGCCATGGCCGAGCAGATGGACGCCTTTGGCAGCCAGGCGGTTCGCGCCCCCAAGAGCAGGGGCTTGTCGGGGTCGGCGGCGCTCCAGAAGAGCATGGCCGGCAACGAGTCCCAGGGCGATGTCCTGTCCAAGTCCCAGGTGATGGACACCCTGGAGAGCATCCTGGTAGACAACATCCAGAAGGGCGGCACGGGCATCCTGAACGGCGAGGACATCAGCACGGCGATCACCAAGTACGAGAGCTTCAACCAGATCAGCCCGGTCATGCACCAGGCGGTGATGCAGCACGTGAAGGGCAAGGCGGCTTAGGGACGAAGGAGCCAGGCAAGAGGCGCTTGCGAACGGGCACAACAAACAAAAGCCCTGACGGGCTGCAAGGAGATTGAAAATGAACGGTAACATGGTGTCTTGGCAGGACTACGAAGGGATCGACGGATTCGGATCCGCGACCCAGAGTGACGTGGACGACTTGAACAAGGCCCTGAAGGCCGGTCAGTCCATCAACCCCCCGGGCGGGACGGCGGTCGCCGGCGACGGCTTCGCGTTGCGCGTCGAGTCGCTGGAGAGAACCCTGAAGAACCTGACCTTCCGGATGGAGCACATCAAGCTGTGGAAGGCCATCAGCAAGTTGGCCGCCTACAACACCGTGGAAGAACACAACATTCTGTCCTCGTATGGTCAGAATGCGGACGCGGGCTGGATCGATGAGGGCGACTTGCCGAGCGAGGATGACTCGACCTACGAGCGGAAGTTCGCCGTGGTCAAGTACATCGGCACCGTCCGTCGGGTGACTCACGTGATGAGCCTGGTTCGCCCGGCCCACCAGAACGTGATCGCGCAGGAAACTGTCAATGGAACCATGCACTTACTCCGTGTCCTGGAGAAGTCCCTGTTCAAGGCGCGGAGCGACCTGTCCGCCCTCCAGTTCGACGGGATCGAGAAGCTGTTGCTGGACAGCGCCCCGGCCGTCAACATCATCGACATGCGCGGCCGTCCCCTCAGCGAGGACGTGCTGACCGACGGCGCCCTGGTCATCTCGGACGCCCCGAACTACGGCCAGGCGACCGACCTGTTCGTGAACCCCCGCGTCAAGGCCGACCTGGTGAAGGCGTTCTTCCCCAAGGAGCGGTACGACCTGTTCAACAAGAAAACCGACGGGCTCGTGGGCCTGGACATCGCGGGCTTCACCTCGCCGGCGGGCGACGTGCGCTTCCAGAGCGACGTGTTCATCGACGACGGCGGCGGCGTGCCGGCGGCGGCGGTGGGCGATGTCACCAAGATCCCCGCCACCCCGAACCAGAGCACCCCGGCCACCTCCCCCGGGCCGGAAGCCCTGAGCTTGTTCGGTGCCGACGATGCCGGTGACTACTACTACCGGGTGGTCGCCTGCAATCGGTTCGGCAAGTCCGCCCCCAAGAGCATCGAAGTGGGCGTTGTCAACGTGTCGGCGCTCGACAAGGTGATTTTCGGCATGACCCCGGCCACCGCCGTGACGGTGAGCTGGTACGAGGTCTACCGGACCAAGAAGAACGCCGCCGCCGCGACCGCCCGGCTCATCCTCCGCGTGCCGAACGCGGGCGGGGCTGGGGAGCAGCTCATCAACGACTACAACAACTGGTTGCCCGGTTGCACCACCGCGTACCTGCTCCAGCAGAACGCGGAGGCGGTGAGCTTCAAGCAGCTCGCCCCGATGGTCAAGATCCCGTTGGCCACCGTGGACTCCAGCATTCGCTGGATGCAGTTGATCTACGGCGTCCCGGTCATCTACGCCTACGGGCGTCACGTCCTCTACACGAACGTGGGCCGGGCCGAAGGAAGCGTGGGCGTCTAGCGGTTGACGCATGCGCCGCATTGTGATCTAGTATTCTGGAAGGGTGGCAGGCCCCTCTCGGCCTGCCACCCCTTCCCTTTACCGAGTCGAGAGGAGAGCGAGGACTGTCATGCCTGTGGACGTTCAGAACATGCTGGCTCACATGAAAAACGAGTCGGTCAGCATCGACGGGCGGGTTTACAAGCTGGATGGCGAAGGCATCATTCGGAAAATGCCCGAGACGGATGCCAAGCAACTGGTGGAGCGGAACAGTAGCCCTTGGCGCTACCTCACCGAGCGGAAGCCGGTGACTGCTTCGCTCTCCGATGCCCCAGTCCTACCCCCGCCCCCTCCCCCCAGTGTCACCCCGCCCCCTCCCCCGTTCTCCGAAGAACCGGCTGTGAAGGCCAAGGTCGAGGCTGGGGTCGAGCGGATTCCGGAGTCTGGCGAGGATTGGCCGGACCCCGTTGCGACCATGAGCCTGGGCTACCTGAGCAAGATGGCCGAGGCATACGGAGTGAAGTTTGACAAGAAAACGTCGAAGGTCATCTTGATCAAGAAGATCCTGGTGGCCATGTACGACTGAAAAGGAGCAAGCGATGCAAGCTAAATCCAATTTCCCGAAGGATGCCCACCGACACATGCCGTTTTTAGCGGACCAGGGCATCCCGAACATGGCGGGCGCCTTCAAGCAGGGCGTGTCCATCCAGCATCTTTGCACCACCATGCCCAATGGTGGGGTCATCGTGTTCTCGGCCAATGGGCTGGGCGACATGGAGAACGGCAACTACGCCATCATCATCCAGAACCACAGCGACGCGGCGGACGAAGCCACCGTGGCCAGGGTCGCCCGGTTGACCACCCAGTTCACCATCGTGGGTCCGGACAATGGCGATGAGCTGGACATCGTGGTGATTGGTCAGCTCAAGGGCCAGCTCAAGACGGCTCTGTCCGCGTAGGACTTTGGAGTTCGAAAACCCATTGAGTCGGTAGGTGCTTTGCACCCACCGCACGAAGGATTCCGCCATGGAAAATACCGTTAGCGACGTGGAAAAAGCCAGATTGCCTGGCGCGACAGAGAACGAATTGATCATGTTGTTGGGGACCGCTGCTTTCCCGATGGTCCTGGGCCAGCCCGTGATCGCAGACGTGGATCGCATTGTGACCACGGTGGACTGGACCGTTGTGGCTCTGACCATCGCGGCCCAGCCGGACTGCCCGCGCAACATCACCGCCACCCTGACCGACGCCGACAATTCGGTCACCGGTTTGCTCACCATCACCGGCGAAGATGCCCAAGGGCGTACCGTGGTCGAGACCATGGCGCCGAATGGCGCCGGTGGGGGCAAGACCTTGGTGGGGACCAAAATCTTCGCCAAGGTGGTCAGCGCAGTCATCACCCTCGCCACCGGGGCCACGACCGACGACGAAGTGGTCATCGGTGTGGGCGACGTGATCGGGATCCCCATCGACCTGAGCTGGACGGTTTCGGTGACTCACACGTACCTGGGTGGTACCCGGATCGCGTCCCCGACGTTGACCGCCGGGGTCTCCACCTCGGGCGTGAACGTGTCGGCAAGCACCTACAACGGAACGAAGGTGCTGCTCGTGTTCGTGAAGCCGACGAAGCGGGCGTAGCACCCAGAGGGAGGACTTCATGTCCGTTATGACCGTTCGCGGAGGTGTGCCGAGCGTCTTTCGCGACACCATCTCCATCACCGGGCGCGATCACAGCTTTCCCATGGCCATGTTTCTCATCATCCGGGTCATAACCAACCCCTGCAAGCTGTACTTCAAGCAAGCTGATTTCGACGCGGATCAGAACTACGTTCTGGTACCGGTGGCAGCCGCTACCACTCCCAACGGAGAGTGGGCCGGCCCGGTCGAGGTGGACAAGGTGTGGCTGAAGGGGTCCGGCGGAAATTCTGCGGTTGAGCTTGTGACCTTCCAGCGCCGGGGATAACCTGGAGGTTGGGAGGTGACCGGTGGCACGCCAGCGCATTCGCCTGCGAGAGGTTCGGCGCAGCGACCAGTTTGAAGATCAACTCAATCCCGCTCAAATTCGGCAAGCTGAATTTCTTTCGGATGATGAACAAGATTTTTTGAAGTACCTGTTATCCCAGGTCCGCCAGATCCTGGGGACAGCCAAGTGGTATGACGCTGTACCCCCCACTTTGAGGGGCGTTGGTATTCTCCAGTGTGTTTGCACGGCTGTTGAGACCGTGGGGAGCTTGGTCTATATTTCTGGAAATATGACCGGCGGCCTCTATACAGTTCGAAAGACTGATCCCACGGACATAGCAAAAATGCCGGTCATGGGCCTGGTGGTGGCCAAAACTGACCTTTTGCATGCGAATGTTCAATACCATGGTCCTATTTCTGGAATCTGGTCTTTTGATCTGGTGCCAGGGAAACCTTACTTTGTCGGAACCGATGGGGAGGTGTCCTTGCATCCCCCCACCGGAAACGTGTATGTTCAAAAGGTAGGAGTTGCGATTGACCGGTCGGCAATGTTGGTGACCCCAGACCCGACCTTTATCCAACGGGTTACCTAACGAGGAGAGCGAACCATGGCGATGAAAAAGAAGAAGATTCTAGCAACACCAGAAATACCTACCCCTCCGTTGGGGTTCCCTCCACCCCACCCAGAGGGGTTGCCAACCGCGTTGCCAGTGCCGGCGGTAGATGCAAACCCACCCGAAGGGGTGCCCCATGCTTCTGGTGGCATCTCGGATCCGCTGATGGCTCTTCGCCTGGCCTTCCTGCAAGAGAAGGTTACGCGGCTCCAGGCTCAGCTTTCCGGCTATCAGCTTTTGTTTGAGCAGCGCCGCAAGGAGCTGGAGGAAATTCGTTTTGCCACATTGACCAAGGCTCAGCGGGATCTGAGCACGGTGGGCGCAGAGTACAAAGCAACGGTAGACGAAATCGAAAAGAAGCATGGAATCGTGATGGATCATTACACGTTCGACCCCGACACGGGGATGCTGAACTTGATTGCGGATTCGAAACCCGCTTCGGCGGATACCGGAGAGGAAACAACGCCCAAGGAAGCGGTCCACTAGACGGACCAAAGGAGTGAGCCATGGCTGGTGAGTACAAAGTTCTCAGGATTACCACGGACGGCTACCCGGCGGAAGTGAGCCCGTCGGGCGGCACCGCCATCGAAACCCCGGGCATTCTGCTCGGGGGCGATATCGACGCGGGGAGCGCGCATGTTGTCAAGAACCTCGCAGCGGCCGATGCCGACGGCGAGGCTCTGAGCTTCGGCCAGAGCGGCGGCAACCTGTCAGGTTTGAGCATCGACACCAGCCCGCTGAACATGAACGGGCAGGCGATCAACGACGTGGGCGCTCCGTCCGGGGCTGGTGACGCGACGAACAAGGCGTACGTGGACGCGATTGTGGTCGCAGGCGGGCCGGTCAAGGAGCCGCTGTTCGACGTGACCCAGATGAGCGACACCGAAGGCGTCCTGGCTGGCGAGGCGATCCATTTCGTTGCCCAGCCTGCGCTCAGCGATCATGTGAAGATCACCGACGGCACGAACAGTGAGGACTACGTGTTCGTGGCCAACGTCGGGGCCGAGGCGGGGCCACTCGATGTGTCCCGCGAGTCCAGCGCCGCGACCGCGCTGAACCGGTTGTGCATCCGCATCAACGCGGGCAGCGCGTACTGGAAGGGTGCGTACCTGACCAGCCACGCGGACATCAACGCTTCTGTGGCGCTGATCTATGATAAGACCACCGACGCCAGCCCGAGCACGAGCCGTATCTTTGCGCCCACGGCGGGCAACGCCAACTTGAAGGTGGTCGAGTTCACCTCGGGGACCACCACCCTGGTGTTCCGCCCGTACACCTACAAGACGGCGGCTACCTCCTCGGCCACCGATCCTGGTTACAGGCGATTCGGCTTGAACCGCGACACGGCCAGCCTCACCGATGGTGAAATGCACCTGGATCTTTCCACGGACAATCTGTACTCCTGGAACGGCGACGCGAGTACCTGGTTCCAGATGTCCGGTCCGGGTAGCATCCCACTGGCCACCGCCGCTTCCGGTGGTGGTGTCGTCGGCCGGGTCGGGTTCGACAAGGACTTCGGCCTCGACGTGACCGTGGGCGGGCAGGCCAAGGTCGCCATCACGGCGAGCATGGGCTTGGTGTTCCATCCGGGGGCCGACGCCGACAAGGGCAAGCTGGAGATCCTGCTCGCCGGGACGCGCCGGTTGATCCAGGGAGTCGCGGGTCTGGACGTGGAGGGGTTGCCCCTCCAGTTCTGGGTCAATGGCGTTCAGGTCAGTGCAAACGTCACAGCGGCTAATTTGACTGAGTTGACTGGCGCAGGTCCGACCGCCCTGCACAGCCACGCGGGTTCCACGTCGGCGCAGAACGTGTCGAACAGCTTCACGACCACGGGTGCCTGCAACAAGGGCGACCCAATGTACTGGTCGGGCACCAACGACAAGATCAGCGTGTGCAACGCCGCGACCGACGGCCAGCAGTGGGCCATCGGCGTGGCGATGGCGACTCTTGGTGCCGCAGGCGCGGTGACCGTGGTGTCCAATGGCCATGTCGCAGCGGCGGTTTTGCCGGGTGCTGTCACGGCTGGGATGCGTATCTTCTTGGCCACGCCCAACGGCTTGACCAAGACTGCCCCCGTGGGCAGCGGGAACCACGTCGTGCAGATGGGGTTTGCCGAGAACACTGCGGATCTGTTCGTTCAGATCCAGTACATGGGCAAGAAGGCGTAGTAGTTCGACGCCTTTCGGTACAGATGGAATGAACCGGGCGTGGCGGAGTAATTCTCCGCCACGCCCTTAGCCCTTGGAGCGCGGCGTGTCCCTGGACAAGATTCACCCCCTGAAAATAGAGTCCATCGCTTCCGGCGGTGATTCGGAGGATGACTACCCTACCAGTGCCGATTCCAACAAGGACTACATCGACGTTCGCGGCGTGGTCATCCAGAACGACTTGTCTAGCGACGACACTGTTGTCGTTGGGCGCGACTCCTCGAACAACCTGACCCTCCAGGATGCGATCACGGGGGCCAAGACCCTGGCCCAACTTGCGGCTGGCACGGGCATGACTCCTGAAACCCATCGGGTGCTGGACCAGCTTGTTCATGAGCTGGCTGAGAACTTCTTCGAGGAGTACACCTACTCCTCGGGGAACGTCACCAACGCCACGACCTGGGAGACTTCGGGCAAGCTGAAGAAGATCCGCGAGGAGCAGTACACCTACTCCAGCGGCAAGGTGTCCCAAGCCGTCACCATCCAGTACGATGGAAGCGGGAACGAGGTGGAACGCTTGACTGAAACCTACACGTACTCTGGGAGCAAGATAGCCAGCGTGACGGCGGTGAGGGCCGCGCCATGAGCATAGTCCAAGTCATCATCGACGACAGCGCGAACAAGGTCATCACGGGCGTGTGGGTGTTCGATGGTGCGGGCAAGCTGGCCATACCCCACGGTACGAGCTTTCCAACTTCGCCAGAAGCCAACGAGGTTTTTTGGCGCGATGATGAATCTACGCTGTATAAGCGGAACGCCGACAACGATGCCTGGATGGCGGTGACGGGTTCAGGAATTACCGAGGCGCAGCATAAGGCGCTGCGGCACCTGATTCATTTCATAGATAACGGCCCTGCTGAGAGCTTTGCTTCTGGCGCGTACCGCGAGATGACCGGGACGGTGTTTCCTACGGCGGTCATCTGGTACGACAAGGCTGGGGTTGGGAAGAAGAAGATCGTTGAGAAGCTAATTACCTGGACCGGGGTGAACCCGACAACTATCACTTGGAAAATATACGATGCCAGCGAGACCTTGTTGGCGACGGTCACAGACACGATTTCGTTTACCGGCGTGTTCGAGACTTCTCGGACCCGCACCATTGCGTGAGAGGTAGACCATGGGCGACTCCCCTGCTGCGATTTTACACAACACCAGTGGCACTGAGATTGCCACGGCGGCGAATCCAGCGCGGGTGGACCCGACTGGGACTACCACGCAACCTGTTTCTAATGCGGCTCTGACAAGCATCGACGGCAAGCTGGGCTCGCTTGGGCAGAAGGCTATGGCCGGATCTGCCCCGGTGGTCCTCGCTTCGGACCAGAGTGCGATTCCAGTAACGGGCTCGTTCGCGGCCAGCGTGATTCCCAACCCAGACGACACCACCGGGAACATTTCTGCTCTGAACGGAACAGTTTCGGCAGCGGTCGAGGGGTGGCAATCGTGTGGGATCGTGCTGACCGGGACGTGGGTGGCGACCGTTGTGCCCGAAGTTTCGTACGACGGTGGCACTACCTGGATTTCGGTTGGGTTTGTTGTACCCGCGTCGGTGGCGAATGCACTTCCGGTTATCACCGGGTACGTTTCCGCGAATGGCTCGTACCAGATCATGGGTATGGGGCCGATGACCCATGTTCGGGTCCGGGCGCTGGCGTACACTTCGGGCACCGTGGCCGTTCGGCTGGTCTTTAGCGCCACCGCACCGGCGATGGGCTACTCGCTGACCCAGATGCTCCAGAACGTCATGGCCAGCGTGCTAAACAGTTCGACGGCGAACCTTGCGGCTTGGGCGTCTTTCACAGGCAATGCCGAGAGCACTTTGGGGATAGCTGGGATCCAGATCAATATCAAAGCCAGCCAACCCGTAAACGTGCAGGTTCAGCAAAGTCAGGAAGGCACCAATTGGGACACAGTTGATGAACAGACTTTTCCGACTGGGGAAGGCGACGCCCGCACTTTCCAGGCCGTGGGCAGTTACTTTCGGGCGGTCGTGACAAATATCGGCAACGCCACCACGACCTACTTCCGGCTCCAGACGGCGCTGTGCCCGGTGGTCGAAGCTGTTCCCCGTGCGCTGACCCCCGCAGGCCGGTTGCGCTTGGCGTCGATGACCTCAAGTTGGTCCCCCGACCCAAATGACTTCCAGGACCGTTCACAGCATCGCGCCCTGCTCATGGACAGGGACCGGAACCTTCGGACTCGTGGTGGGGTGTTTACCGATGCCGCGTCTTTCCGGGATGACTTCACGGTCGGGGAGAATTATTCGGATTTGACCGGGACGGTCTACTTCACCAATGGCAGCAAGATTGTAACGGGCGTGGGCACGGCGTTCGGCGCGGAATTGAACAAGTGGCAGTACCTGAAACTCTCATCCCACGCGGACTCCGTGTACAACCATGTCATTGATATTGTCAACGACACCCAATTGGAATTGGAGGAACCTTACGCGGGGGCCACGGGGAGTGGTACTGGGCGGGCGTCGTTCTGGAGGTACGCTATTGGCACGGGCGGGTCGATTACCCAGACCAACTCCGAGATTGCGCTGGCGAGCGGGACCACCAGCGGAACCCTCGTCCAGGCCAAACGCACGGGGGATTACCTACCCTATGTTGGCGGGGCCAGGATCAAAGTTTCACAGCGGATTGCGAACCAGGAAATGCACGTTGGTCTTGCTGACGGAGACATCGGGAGCGTCAACACGCAAGCTCTGATTGTGTTTACGGGGACCGACAACACCAAAGCGAAGCTCCGGACATCGTTCTCGGCGTCAGACGTCGAGGAGACAGAATTCACTCTTCCCAATGCGATTGTTTCCTCGACTTACGCCTACTACCAGATCGAGATCGGCGCGGGAAAAGTCACCCTTTGGGTCAACGACGTAAAAATGGCGGAGCACCGGCTTCACATTCCTGGACCGTACACGCCGATGGACTGTCACGTTTGCATCAAGAACACGGCGGTCCCAGCCTCGACCACCACGTTGACCCTGGACACGTTCTACCTGACCAACTTCGACCAGGTGCAGGTGAGCGGTGCTCTCAAGGGCGATCCGCTTCCCACAAAAGAGATGCGGGCGTCGAAGGCCACCTGCGCGAACGTCGCGGCGGCGGTGGCAGACACTCTGGTGCTGGCGGCGAACGCCGACCGGCTTGGGGCCAGCGTAATGAACGACAGCAACGCGGTCCTGTACCTGAAGATGGGGACCGGCGCGAGCACGACGTCCTACTCGGTGCGAATGGTCCCCAACGCCTACTACGAAACGCCGTTTGGGTACACCGGGCAGTTGAACGGCTACTGGGCCAACGCCAACGGGGCCGCCCGTGTGACCGAGGTACAATAATGCCGCTGTATCCGCCAGGCAGCGATTCGGGTGGCCCGGTCTTCGGCAGCGACTTCACGCACCAGGCCGACGAATCCGAAACCAGCACGACCAGCGCGTCCTATCAAGACAAGGTCACGCTGACTACCCCGGCTTGGACGGGGACCTACCGACTTGGGATGAACGGGATCCTACGGATGGGTGCGTCAAATAAGTTGGGCTGGATTCGGGTGTACAACGTGACGGACGCGGTGGTGGAATGGGAAGCCAACATTCGACCCCCGCTGAATACCGTGCAGAGTGCTTTTTCAGGATTCCACTACGTCACACTGGCGGGTGTGGCCAAGGTCTACAAGATGCAGTACCGGTCTGACTCAGCCGGGGACACGACATACCTGAAGGACGCGCACCTGGAACTTTGGAGGGTGATCTGATGCCAGCGCAGAAGTACACGTACTCGATAAGCATGGCTTTCCCAAACGCCAAAGTTGCGCCGGATCGCCTGACCCAGGAAGTGCGGGGGAGCAGCATCGTCACGGCGCTCGACTACATCAACACGGCTGGCGACGACTGCGACATCTGGTTCAAGGCGGCGCTTGCGTCCGGGGAGGAAGCTACCCTTGATGCCCTTGTGGCGGCGCACAGCGGTGAGCCCCTGGCCGATCTGGTAGAGCCACGCGCGGCCGACGGCAAGCTCTACGTGAGCCCGGACATGTGGCCATTAGGTATCTTGACCAATTTCACAGGCGCAGCCGACGATGTGGCCAACGGGGTGGAGGGAACGGACTTCCTGGGGATCGAATCTACAGTCCAGGAGGACAAGACCAAGACGCTACAGTTCATCGTGCCGAGCTACCTGGCTGGCGGGCACATCCAGTACAAGGGTGCGGTGCTTGGGGATCACATTTCGTTCCAGACTGTTGTTCCTGGGACAGTCGGCACGGACGTTGGCGCTGGTCAGGGGAGCTACGCTAAGTCTCCCATCGGCGGCGGGCTCAACGTGTTCGTGCCTTATCCGGGCGGCGGTTGGGATCTGAATCTGACTGAGAAGGAAAACGCCAACGTCGCGTTCACTAAAGTTCGCCCGGTGCCGTCGCCTGGGAGCGAGGGTTTCTTCGACTGGAACCCCACGACCGGAGCTGTGACCGTGAATGCCGCGCAGACAGGCGGATTCAACCTCATCGACGGCGACCTGCTGATCAATGAACTGGTCTGCAAGGTCGGGATCATCGGGGACGATCACTTTCCGCTGACCGTTCCTGCCGTGCGGCCAGTCCGTTTGCTGCCACACTGGCGGTTCGTGATGACGTTGCATAACAGCACGGCCAAGACATTGCAAGTGGCGGCGATGCTTTACCGAGGAAAAGGGAACATCTTATGAAAGCCAAGCTCGCTTCGGTGACCCCTACCAAGATCCCTGCCCCTGTGCAGATCGAGGCCAGCCATGACGTGCGCTTGGTGTTTACCGCGAGCAAGACGTGGTTCGGCCGGTTGATCCGTTGGCTCACCGGGGGAAAGGTCTCGCACGTGTTCCTGGAGTACGACTCAACCCTCTGGGGCGGCCGGTGGGTGGCCGAGGCCACGGTGGGCGGGGTTCGGAAGGTGCCTGCCTACAAAGCACGGCACAACATCGTCTACGAGTACCAGGTGAAACAAGACCCGCGTGTGGCGTGCGAGTCCATCGCCAAGTTTTTCGGCAATGCTTACGACTACGCGGGCTTGTTCATCTTTGGGTGGTTTATCATCGCTTGGAAGTGGCTCAAGTTGAAGGCGCGGCGACCGCATCGAAGCACCAAGTCTCAGGTGTGCGCTGAACTAATAGCACGATGGATGATCTCCTATGGGGTTCCAGGAACAGAGGGTTGGGACCCAGATCGCATTTCCCCTCAGAGCATCGCGGATAAGTGCTTTGCCAACCAGCCCAAGCGATTCGAGCGCATCGAAAAGGGGGCATGATGCACTGGCAGGGATTCAGATGGGAGAACGATACCTGGTGGTGGGAGCGCGTGCGCCTCGATGAGGTGGGTTTCCCTGCTTCGTGGAACTTCGTGGTTCCTGACAAGCTCATGCACTTTTTGTCGGTGTTTTTATTGGCGTGGTTGCTCTCGCGCTGGCTTCCCCGCACCTGGGCGGTTCTGATCGCTTGGGCCTTCATGATGGGACCATGGGAACTTTTGTGGGATGGATGTTTCCGCTACGGTGCAAGTTGGAAGGATATGGTGGCGAATACCCTGGGGGCTGTGGTTTGCTGGTGGTGGTTGAGCAACCCCACCATCGGGCAAGAATAGAGGTGGGCAGTGGAAGGGTTGAAAGCCATCGTGGAAGTGCTGGCAGCGGGGGGTCCAACGGCCATGGCGGCGGTGTTTGCCCTGGCTTGGTTTTTGGAACGGCGGGAGAATCGGCGGATGCAGAAGGAGGTTCTGGACTTGGCGGTGGCTCAGGTCCAGGCCAACGTCAAGATGGAAACCACCATGTCTGGCCTGAAAGAAATAGCGGTCCAAGCCTTCAACCGGCTGAGGTGACCCATGGTAAAAAAGGATCCGTCGAGAGACCCCACCAGCCTGGGGAGTTTACTTATGGAGAAGGGGGCGGTGAACAGCAAGCAGTTGGACGCTGCTTTGCATTTCCAACAAAACAACACGGATCTTTTGTTGGGGGAGGCTCTGGTCCACATGGGGATCATCAGCCGGGAGGTTCTGGAAGCCACCTTGATCCAGCAAGAGCTGGCCCGGAACGGAGCATCCAGGCAGAGCAATGGCCAAGTTCGCAAGGTGGTCCGGATGGCTGCTCAGCATACCCTCGCCACAGCAGGGGCTGGGGACACCTTGGTCCAGGTCCTGCAAAGTCTTGCTGCTAAGATGGGATCAAAGTGACCGTGGTGGTGAACAAGGATCCCACGAAGGAAGTTTTGACCCCGGATCCTGACGGAACCCGGGTTGAGTTCTACACTTCCAGAAATTACAAGCCGAGGTCTCTTTCAGTCTGGCTCAACGGCATGCGCCTTGACCCCTTTCTGGAAACAGGATACCTGGAGGGAAGTGGAAACCTCGTGACCATGAAGGAGCCCCCTGGGATTGGAGATAGCCTCCAGGCCCAGTACGATCCTCTATGATCCTCTTGAAGGAAACAGCCGGCGACACCTTGACGGGTGACATTGACGGATCGAATGTGGTGTTCACCACGAGTTTCGATTTCCAGTTTGAGAGCGTGAACGTCTACCTGAACGGTCGGCTGAAGGTGCGGGATTGGGACGATGGTTTTTGGGTGACCGGAGTCCGGATCGTGACCATGAAGGAGCCCCCGCTACTGGGGGACACCCTGGAGGTGGAGTACCGATCCGACACACGCACAGGCGGAGGCGCTCTCGGGGGTGTGCCAGGCCCCGCGCAGGTTGAAGTGCTCCGCCCCGACGCGGAACCGGAGGGGGAGAGGACTCCAGAAACCTTGGCCGTCGAGTTGGCACCGGCAAGCACTTCCCGAGAGGACAAACCTGGGGTATCCTCCAGGGGCGAGTTGAAGCCAATGATCGTCCGGGATGACGGATAGGAGACCGGCATGGCGCTGATCAAATTGTCCATCGTGGTAGCTTCCCTGGATGAAGTCCGGGAAAATTTTGACCGGATAAAAATTTACCGGAGCACCACGGGCGTCACTGGAGCTTACGTCGAGATCACGGATCCCACTTCCCGCCTGGTTCTGGAGTCAGGCAAGGTGGTGTACGACTACACCGACTTGAGCGGCCACGAGGACTACTACTACCGGTCCAGCTACTACAACAGCATCACGTCTCTGGAGTCCAGCCAGTCCGATCCCCAGCAGGGGGAGGGCGACAGTGCCCTGGATGTCCTTTCGGTCGAGGAGCTGAAAACCAACTACCTCTTCGGCCTGGACATGACCGATGAAGCCGGCAACGCTTTCCCCAGTACCATGTTCGAGCACTACATCAAGACAGCCGTGAGCTGGGTGGAGCAGCGCCTGGACCTGCCCTTGCGCCCCAAGCGCATCGACGTAGAGAAGCACGATTTCATAAGAGAGGATTATGACAAGTATATCTGGCTGGAAACGGATCTGTTCCCAGTCATCGACGTGGAAGAGATCAAGCTGGTTCTGCCCGGCAATCAGGTAGTCCAGAACTTCACCCGGGAATGGATCCACGTGACCAAGGAGTCGGGGCAGATTCAGATCGTCCCCGGAACAGGCTCAGCCGGGACCATCCTCTTGGGCGCGAGCGGAGCCTGGATCCCATTCATCTACGGGATCAACAGGCTGATCCCCGACGCCTTTTGGATCAAGTACACCGCCGGGTTCGAGAGCGGAAAGATTCCTTACCTCTTGAAAGACATGGTGGGGAAGGTGGCCAGTTACGGCCCGCTGTTCCTGGCCGGCGAGCTGCTTCTGGGAGCTGGCATCGTGTCGAGCAGCGTGGGCATCGACGGGCTTTCCCAGTCGGTTGGGACCATGGCCAGCCCCAGCGGAGGCGCCTACAGTTCCCGAATCAAGGCGTACCAGGAAGAGGTCAAGGAAGCCATCCCCGAGCTGATTCGCTACTACAAGGGCTTGCGGTTGAGGGTTCTGTAACATGGGCCTCGTACCCCTCATCCCAACGATTCGCCCCGCGTCCGGCATCGCCGGAAATACGGACACCAAGTACGAGAAGCGCCGGCCGGACATGAACGCCAAGCTGTTCGATGCCGTTATCGAGCAAAAGGGCTACAGATTGGCCTGGACCCGGGCAACCGAATGCCCGTGCGCGAGTGTCAACGACCAGACCAGGCAACCGGACCCCAACTGCGTTCTCTGCAAGGGGACAGGGTGGTTTTACTTTGCCCCCAGTGAGCCTGTGGTGTCCTCCAAGGTTGGGCCGCTCAATCCCCTCCAGCAGAGCATCGTGGCCAACAAGTGCGGTGTGATCCGGGGGATTATCACCGGAATCCGCAGCAATCGTGAACCCTTCGGAGAAATCGGCAACTGGCAATGGGGTGACGTGACCATCACCGTCCGGCCACAAAACAGGTTGGGGCATTACGACAAGCTGATCCACCTGGACAGCGAGATCGTCTACGTGGAAGCGTTTGACGCCGATGCCCCGACGCTCCCGATCAAGACCCGGTACCCCGTGAATCAGGTCAACCTGTTGAGATCCTTGGCAAAAGAATATGTTCCAGGGGTAGATTTCACCCTGGTCGCTGGGGTTCTCACCTGGCTACCCGGGAAGGGGCCGGTCAAGGGCTCCCGGCTCAGCCTCCACTACCTGACCCATCCGACCTGGCTGGTCATTGACCACCCCCACGCCATCCGGATGTCCATGCGGAAGGTGAAGGTCAAGGACCCCTTGACCCCCCAGGGAGACCCTCAGCAGCTCCCCATCCAGGCCCACGGCAGACTGGACTTCCTGCCATGATCGAAGTCAAGGGCCTGGAAATCAGTTTGCCGGCTACCTTGGTGGCCAACCTGAGCGAGCAGGCCCTGATGGATGCCTTGAAAGACGTGGCTGAGGCCGCCAGAGCCGAGTGGATACGCTTGGCAGGTTCCACCCTCCACACTACCAGGCAAACCTATATTGACGGCATCCAGCCCGTAGCTATGGCCCCAGGAGTGGCAACCGTTTCACTCGTCGGGATGTTACCCAACATCATCGAGCAGGGCATGCCTGAAACCGACCTCCGGACCACCCTTTTGGGACCGAATGCCACGGGGAAGAAGAAAGCCAAGGATGGGCACTACTACCGGGCCATCCCCTTCAGGCATGCGACCCCTGGGGGCAAGGGCCAGCAAGCGGCGGCAGAGGCCATGGGCGGGGTAGTTGGGGCCAATGTTGGCGTTCCGATGGGGAAGGCTTACACGGGCGTGGTGACCGATGCCAAGAAGTTGGGCCGGGATGTCTACAAGAAGGCCAAGACGCTGAAGGCTAGTGTAGGTGAACCTCACACCCAGACACGGTGGGGGAAGCGCCTGGCCGAGCGGGTGGCGGGGACTCCCAAGCTGAAGGAGCACCACGCCACGGACATCTACGCCGGCATGGTCCGGATGGAGAAGGTCTACCACGCGGGGGGAAAGCCCCAGTCCAAGTACATGACCTTCCGGACCATCAGCGAGAAAGTGCCGGTGGGCTGGATTCGGCCGGCTACCGATGGAAAGCACCTGGTCGAGGACGTGGCCAAGTTCGTGGAAGAGATCGGGACGGCGACGTTCGTGGCCTACGTGGAAGGGCTGACCACGCCCGACAACCCGGGAGCGCAAAGATGATCCAGCGGTACCTCTACACGGCCCTGGTGAACGGACTGGAAGCCATCCGGCGAGACCCTTCTATCCTGGATGAGCTGTTCGAGGACCTGTACGAGCTGGATTCGACTGAAATGACGGCCATTCGGAAGTGGTTCGCGGACAAACCCCCGTCGGTCTATCACGGGTACGCCAGGGCGGACTACAAGTTCCCCCTCTACACCATCGTCCTCCAGAGCGAGGGCGAGGACAAGATGATGATCGGGGATGAGGCGGACCAGATCACGGACTCCGGAGATCCGGACTTCGGAGCGGATGCCTATGCGGCGCTGTGGCGGCACACCTATCACATCCTGTGCTATAGCGAACACCCGGACGCCACCCTCTATATGTACGAGGTGGTCAAGGCCATCATTCTCCGCTCTCACGACTACTTCATTCAGCGGGATCTTTGGGGGATCCAAGTTTCTGGAATGGACATCCACGTGGACCCCAAGTACATTCCAGAATATCTGTTCGTCCGGCAACTGGTGTTTTCGTGTGAACGGGAGTTCCGGCAGGTGGATAAAGCAAGCCGAAAAGGTAAGGCTTTCAAGATAGGTGGACTTTTCGTTGACAAATCTGGAAGCCCCAGCGATGTTGGAGAAGTAAAAACGCTGGTCTACCCATACGTGCCCGAGGAGTAGCCCATGGCGAAGAAGCACCGAGACGAACCCGAGTCCGAATTTCTGGAACCTACACCCATCCCCGAAGTGGTCATTCCTGATCCAGTTCCAGAGACTGGGGGCGCTTTGAACCTGGTCGCTGGGGTCCCAAACCTTCCCGAGCCCCCCAAGCCGCTCATCTCGTTGCGTGTGTTCTCGGCCATGACTGGAGTCCGCTGGGATCAAGCGGCCGGTTTTCTGTCCTACGCCAAGATGAAAAAGATGGGACCCCTGACCATGGAAGAGTGGCAGGCCGAGTTCCAGAAATTCAACAACCGCCCCGTGTAAGGAGAAAAGAACATGCCCCCGACCTCGATTTTTTTCAACGGCAGGCTGATTTTTCGCCCCGGTTCCTATTCGGTGGTGGATGCCTCCGGTCTGGAGCAGGTGGGTCTTGGCGCGGCTGGCATCGTGGCCGTTCTGGGGACCGGTGAAGGTGGGCGCCCCACCAGCACCATCTCGGAGCTGAAGGACTTCATTGTCATCAACAAGCCCGAGCAGGGTCGCCAGACGTTCCGCAACGGCGACTTGCGCGAGGTGATGGACATGCTGTTCGCCCCAGCCAAGGATCCGAACATCCTTGGTGGTGCGGTCAGCGTGGTGGCCATGAAGGTCAACCCCGCCACCAAGTCGAGCGCGACCTTGGTCAACACCTCGGGCGACTGCATGCTGATCGAGTCCGCCGACTACGGGGCCTTCACCGCCCAGGACAACATCTCCATCGCGGATGGGACCCTCAAGGGCAAGAAGATCACGATCATGTTCGAGGACGTGACCGAAGCCGCCGACGACGTGGGCGGGGATCACCTGTTCACCCTCAAGTACACCAACCCGGGCAACGGCTGGACCACCATGACCGGCCAGGTGAAGGTTGGCGGCGTCATCGAGTGCCTGGCCACCCGGACGGCATTGGCCGGCAAGGATGGGGACATCACCGATTCAGGCGGTGACCATACCGTCACGGTGGTGAGCGCCGCCGCCGGCGACCTTACCCAGCGGGTCACGATTTACGGTCTGGACGTGGCCCTCAACCCCCAGTTCGAGACCTTGACCCTGAATGGTGTCACCCCCGTGGTCGGAACCAAGGTGTTCAAGACCGCAAGTGTTTGGGGTGGCAAGATCACCGGCACCACGGCGGGGGCAGTCACCGTGAGCGAAACCACCGCCGCGACGATTATGACCATCGGTGCGGGCGCGAACACCACCAAGGGTCTCCACCTCGGCCAGTGCATGTACGGGGCTGGTGTGGCCACCATCGTGGCCGGCGGAGCCTCCGTCAAGATCGCTCTCCTGGTGGGCACGAGTGCCACCGGTGCGGCCCAGATGGAGAAGCTGACCTTGGCTGGCGCAGTCCCCGTGGTGGGTACCGCCGTGTGGTCGGAAATCACAGCCATCGTGCTGGGTGACGTGGCCGCCGCAACCATCGTGGCCGTCTCCGGTATCGCAGCCAATGCCAGCAATACCTACCTGTCCACCCTCCAGAAGATGGCCGACTACTTCAACGCCCGGTTCATCGCCACGGTGGGTGGCTTCGTGTTCACCATGGTCACCGGGATGACCGCCTTCGATCCGGCGAACTTGGATGTCCAGACCGTTGCGGTCAGCATCCTCGACCCGGCCAATCCGGGTTTCCATGCCGACCTGTGGGCTTGCATCAACTGGATCAACACCAACAGCCAGATCGGTGTGGCGTCGGCCATCGCCGGCGCCAAGGATGGAGCCCCCAGCAACACGAGCAGCCCGGTGTTCTTGGCTGGTGGGTCCGAGGGGACCACCCTGGCGAGTCACTGGCAGGCGGCCCTGAACCTGCTCAAGAAAGCCTACGTCAACAGCGTGGTAGTCCTGACCGGCGATCCGGCCGTTCACGCCATGCTGGACGCCCACGCTGCCTATATGTGCGGCATTGGGCGCATGGAGCGCGACGCACTCGCCGGGGCCATGAATGCCGGCCTGACCAACGTGCCCACCAAGACCGAGTTCAAGGCTCAGGCAGTCAATCTGAACAGCCGGCACGTCCGGCTGGTTGGGCAGGCCGTCGAGCGGTACAACACCGCCGGAGAGCGGGCGGAGTTCATGCCCCCGTTCCAGGCAGCCATCTTGGCCGGCATGCAGGCCGGCGGCCCCATCGGCCAGAGCCTCACCCACAAGTACGCCAACGTCCTGAGCTTGCGACAGGACATCTCCTGGAACCCCACCGACGACGCGGAAGAGCTGATCCAGGGCGGGTGCTGCTTCATGGAGTCCGTGGAGGGCATCGGTCGCCGGGTCGTGAGGAACACCACCACCTACCTGGTGGACAGCAACATCGCCTACTGCGAGGCGAGCGTGAACCAGGCGGTGAACTTCGCGGTTTACAGCTTCCGCACGAACATGGAGTTCGCGGTCGGGAAGCGGGGCTTCATGGGGACCATCAATGCCACCAAGGGGCTGGCCATTGGCACCCTGGGGCTTCTGGTGGACGAAGGCATCCTGGTGGCCTACCGGTCCCTGGACATCGACCTGATCGTCGATGTGCTGGAAGTGAGCCTGGAAATGGCCCCCATCATCCCGATCAATTTCGTGAAGAACACGATCCATTTGGTCACAATCCGCCAGTCGGCCGCCACTACCCGGTAGCCGAGCTGAAAAGGAGAACGTGTCATGGGTGAAAAAGGTCGCATCCTAACTGGAGCACGTGCCCGATTCAGCATCGGTGGGACGAAGGTCGGGTATGCCAGAAACGTCAACATTTCCGAGGAAGTCCGCTATGACCCGGTGGAAGTCCTCGACAACATCGAGGTCCAGGAGTTCGTCCCGATTGGCTACACCGTTCGGCTCCGGGCTTCCCAGTTCCGGATCGTGGGCGAGACCATCAAGTCCCTGGGGTACTTCCCCAGCGTTGGCGCCAACACCGAAGAGCACCTCAGCAACATCCTGACCAACGGCGACCTGGTGGCCACCATCGAGGACAGCAAGACGGGCAAGATCGTCGCCACGGTCGAGCAGGTCAAGGTGGCCTCCCACAACTACACCATCGACGCCCGAGGCGTGGTTGGGGAAGATGTCGAGTTCGTCGGAATCAGAGTGAAGGACGAGTCAGAAATATAAATAATTCAATGACTTGCTAGATAGCCCATGAGATTTTTGAGAACCTCTGGGTTGTCCTGCACCATCCCCAAAGCTGCATTGCAGCGATTACAGAGGATTCCGCGCACCTTGCCAGTAGCATGATCGTGATCAACATGAATGCGCCTTTGGGGTAGCTTTGAGAGAGATAGACCACACCCCGGGCAGCAATCGTTCTGCGTTTTTCTAATTTCAACTAGATTTTCCGAGGAGACCCCATAGCTTTTGGCCTTGATTTCGGCAGCATGGTTCTCTCTCCATTTTCTATTAGCTTCTCGGCACTTGATAGCGTTCTTTTTTCTCCAAGTTCTTTGGTAAATTCTGAGCTGATCCCGATTGGCATCACGACGCTTTTGCTCCTTAGCCAAGGTCCGGGCTAGATGTTTCATTCTGGATTTTTTGCTGTAAGCGTTATACCTAGCTGGATCGGTTTTACGAATCTCTGTTCTTCGAGCCTTGATTTTTGCCCCATGTTCAAGGTACCGTTTTTTCATGGAAGCCAGTTTTTTGCTTCGGTGTTTTAGGTAATACGCTTTTCGCCTAAGACGTTCGGCTTCTCTTTTCTGGGGGGCCTCTTTTGGGGTATCCATTTTTTCTCCAGACAAAATTTCTCATTCACATTATACGGACTTTTTTTTCATCCCTTCCCCTCCCTTCTGGCTTTTGGCATGCTGTGGTGGTAACTTTCCAGAAACCCTGAAAGAGGAGAGCGAAATGCCCCCGAAAACAGTGATCCCCGAGGACTTGGCAACGCTGGGCCACCTGAAGGCCGACATCCTGCAAGAGGAAGCCACCAAGGCCATCGACCCCCCGGCCAAACCTTCCATTCCAGAAAACGATCCGAAGCTCAAGAAGGATTACATCTTTCAGTTCAAGTGGGCTGATGGCCGGGGGAAGGAGTGGGCCGGGGAGTTCACGAACCACGTTCTGGACATCCGCGAGCGCCAGATGGTGGGTCTGTTGCAGGCCAAGTTCAACGGCGGGATGCCCCACGACTCCATCGACCCGGACATCAAAGCCCTCAACATGGTCATCGCCCACATGACCTACTCGTTGGGGAAGGATCGGCCGGAGTGGGCAAAGGACTTGCAGTCGCTGCTCGACATGCAGTTGATTCAGACGCTGTGGGCGGAGGTGCAGACCCACGAGGACACGTTTCGCGGATGGAAGGCACCTTCTGCGGGAGGCGATACGAAGGCGTAGCACGCCGGAGGCTCAAGTCAGGCGATGGTGGGTGAACAAGTACAAGCTGCCCCCGAACCACGAGCTGTTCGTGACCCGGACCTTGGCCGACCTCCAGTTGGAAATGCTGGAGGACCTGGCGCAGCGGCGCGAGGAGCTTCGTGTCCAACTGGAAGAGCGCGAGGCCAGCACGGACACGGGCCGCATCCTGGACCAGATCAACGTCATCAACGAGGTGTTCGACGATCAGCCCGAAGTGTGGGATCCGCTGATCGACAAGTGGGAGAAGGAACTGGCCGAAGGAAAAATCCCCGACCTGGATGAGCGACTGGAAGAGGAGTAGTCGATGGCGAATCGGGAATCTCGCGTTGACCTCATATTGAAGGCGCGGGCCGAGGGCCTTCAACAGCTACAAGCCCAGACCGACCAGTTTGCCAAGTCCATGTCCCAGGCCCTGGACATGGCCACCAAGGGTTTTGGGGCTTCCAACGCTAGTCTCCAGAAATTCGGGCAAAGTTTTTCCCAGGTATCCAAGACCGTTGCGGGCGGGCTGATCGCCGCCCCCACCCAAGCAGGTGTTGCAGCCTTTGGGCAGCCTTCCCGGTTCATGCCTTCGGGGGGCGGGTGGCAAGGTGGAGCGGGAGGTTTTGGCGGCCGGCCTCCGGGGATGCCTCCAGGCGGGGGCGGTGGGCCTGGTGGGACAGGGGCTGGGGGTGGCTGGAATCCTGGGGACAAACTCCAGATTGATCTGGGGCCGGTGGTAGATGGGTTGAACGAGTTGAAGGCCGGCCTAGAAAAGCTACTCGGCCAGGCCGAAAAAAGTGCTGAATCCCAGAAGGAAACAAGGCAAAAACAAGAAGAATCCCAAAAGAAGAGGGAAGGTACTTTCACTCATGGGTTTCTTCAAAGCGCCCTTCCTTCGGAGGCGGCACCCCTCTTAGCCCGAGGCCCGGGTATGAAGCGCGAAGCCTTTGGCCAAGTGGTTGGTAAGGCGCTAAGTGGGGTGGCTAGTGGTTTGGGGAGCATACCTACATCGGGGATAGAGGGTCTAGCTCAAGCTATTTCGGCCCTTCCCGGGGGTGGGATACCGGGTGGGCTGATGAAGTCAGCAGCGTCGTATTCCCAAGGGGCCTTGCAGCGGCAGCGGACTCGCATGGAGTTGGCCCCCTACTTGAGGGGAGAGGGTGGTGGAGCTGAATTGGCAGCGGCTAGTGCGAATGTAAAAAAAGTGAGGGAATCACAACAGTACATTTCTTGGCCGGCGAATGATCCGAGATTGGCCGAAGTTGATCCAACGCTTGGGGCGCAAGGGAAGGATTTTATCCGGGGGGGGCAAGGGCGTCCTATTCGCAGGGATACCCCTCAAGGTCAAGTTCTTGTAGAAGAGGAGCGGTCAGCAGCTAGAAGATCCAAGCCGGGGGAAATGACGCAGTTGCCGTGGTCTCTTTCAACTCCTGGGGAGTCGGAAGAGCAGCGGAAAGCCCGAGTAGGGGGTGGAGAGAAGCGCATGGCCGACGCCCAGGCGCGGTTACAAGCCGCTCAGAGCAAGTATTATGGACAGCCCCGTGGGGTTGGCCAAGCCATGGGCATGACCGAAGTGGAGGCGTTGCAGTTCGCCGGCGGTGTGACTCAGGTGGGTGGTGGTGGACAGGCCGGGATGGAGCAGGCAGGTATGATGCAGGCAGGTTTTGCTGCCAAGCGTTTGTACGGAGTAGATGAAGGAACGTCCGGGGCCTTTCTGAAAGCACAACGTCGTGGTGGTTTGGCAGGATTGGAGGCAGGCAAAGAAGGGGGTGGTGGCGAGGCTCTGGCGGGAACCATTGGGGACGCCATGAAACTTGGGCTTGAAGGATCTGAGATCAACGACTACTTGAAAATAATGGCCGAGGGCATTCAGCAGTTTCAGCAAACGGGTATTCCATTTCCGAAGGATGCCTTTTCTGGAATGGGGGATGAACTGGCAAAGATGGGGGTAAGCGGCCCTCGGGGAACCCACGTGGTTCGAGGTCTCACTCAGGCCGCGCAGGCGCTGAGCACACGAGGGCCGCAGAATGCCGCCGAGCTGATGATGATGCAGACCATGGGGGGCTACCAAGGGGGTGGTGCTGAGGGGTTTGAAGCCGCACAGTTACAGCTAGAACAAGGCAAGATGGACCCCAAGAACATGCAAAAACTGTTTGGTCGATTTATGCAAGCTGGGGGTGGCGGGGCGCAGGGAAGGATGTTGTTCAGGAACGTCATGGGTGGGATGGGCGTCCAGATAGGGGTCAAGGAATCTCAGCTCATGGAAGCCCAGATGTCGGGTACTCTCACCGGATCCCAAGAGAAGGAGCTGGCTGAGATCCAGGCGAATCGGGATCGCGTGGAAAAGGGGGGAGGGGTGGCAGGAATGGGGGCTCCAGGTGGGGCGGGGGCTATGTGGAAGCAAGCCGAAGTGGCCATGGAAAAATGGGGGGGCGCTGTTGCGTCCCAAGCGGCCATTGTGAACAAGCAAGCTGACGTAGGTGAACGATTGATTGTGCCTATGCAGAATTTTGAACTTTCTACTACGGTACTGGCTGGGGCAATCACCACCTTGGCAGCGGGTCCTGTAAAAGCATTGTCGGTTGGAATGCTAGGTTTAGCCAATGTCGTTCAGGGGATCGCTGACACTTGGTCTGGAAAAACGAAGGGGAATTTACCGACCTCCCCCCCTGGGGACATCACCACCAACCAGACTCAATGATGGGGCGCGACAATGACCGAGGGCGGTGAGAGAAAACCCGGCCCAGGGTATCAGGGCTCGGAACGAAGCAGCGCGGACTTCACCATTTACCCGCAGAAGGGTGACCCCATCCTGGTGTCCAGCCCGCTTTTAGGTCACATCAAAATGGCGAATACCCAGGGATACGATCCGATGTCGATGGCGCCGGCCCTGGTGAGTCTGAACACCTCGAAAAGCATGGGTGCCGCCTCGGGAACGTGGACCACAACGATCAAGCCCCCACGCAATCCGAAAGCCCGAGATCCTTTGTCCCAGATCGTGGACGATGACTGGGTGGACATCGTGTTCAAACGCCACGGGAAGGTGTGGCATGTGATGCGGGGCTTGATAGATGAGGTTCGGGTGAACAAAAGCGTGGGCGGAAGTGGCGCTACGGTTCGCACCTACACGATCACCGGCCGTGACTTCGGAAGCATTTTTGAGCGAACCAACATTTGGTTCAGCCCGTACACCGATGAAAAGATCACGGGGGGTTTGGCCCTGCAAGTTTTTGGCGGGGAGATGAACGTCTACGGGAAACCAGGGAAGGTTGTTGACGGATTTTTGTTCGGGTTCATGCGTGAGCTGGCAGGGGTAGGCCGAGCAGTCTGGAAGATCCCAAGCAGTGTGCCGACGTATGGGGGGCTCAACTTTGCGGAAGCTCTGAATTTAGATGCCAAAGGCATCCTCAACGAACCCAACCGAATTGCCATCAACGCAAACTACATGATGCCGGAGGGGAACATTTGGCAACTGGCCCAAGAATGGAGTGACCCCGCTTTTTGTGAATTGTTCTGTGACACTTTGCCCCCTGGGCCGTCGGCTAAAGTGGACGATGAACTAACCATGGGCCAGACTCTTATGAAAGTCATTTTGCGGGATCGCCCCTTCCCGGTGGTGGACGGTGGTTTGAGCCCCAACGGGATGGCCAGCCCATATTTCTCTCTGCCCTTGCACATCATCCCGGTGCAAGCCGTGGTGTCCTCGAACTTGGGGCGCAGTGGGACCGAGCGATTCAATTCGTTCCACCTCTCGCCTCAAATTGCTCAGGAGCTGACCGGGGCGGGGGCTCTCGACCTAGTGGCCCCCCTCTGGAACCCGGACGATATTTTGCACCATGGGATGAGGCGCTATGACATCCAGAGCCATTATGTGAGCGAGAAGGCCGAGCTGCTCATTTTGTCTAAGGCGCAGCGAACGCGGATCCGGGATTGGCATTGCATCGACTCCTACTTGCTGAACGGAACCATCAACCTGGGTCGGGGATTTCCAGAAATTCGCATCGGAGAGCGTGTCCGCCTCGTTGGCCCTGGATCACCCCAGACCGACCAGACTTTCTACGTGGAGCAAGTATCCCACAACTGGCAATTTGGCAGTTCCATCAAGACCAGCCTGGGAGTGACCCGGGGATGGACTGGGGATGACAACAGTTACCTGACTGCCTTGACCCAGTTGACCTCCAAGTACAAAGAAGCAAGGAAGGGTCAGCCTTCCCAGGTGGGGATATCCGTATGAGAAGCCAGTACGAAGCCACAGAGATCGGTGCGGGGACTTTGATGCAGTCCGGTGTGCCCAAGCGGGTACTCCGGGCCTCGGGGTTCAACCGGGCCGGCGGGTTGTTGCTTCGTGGGGTTGTGCTCAACACGTGGGTGCTCGACGACCCAAAGCATCCCTTTGCCAGCGACCTCAATGGGACACCGGTGGCCGTCTACTGCGACGTGCTGTGCTATGGCCCCCGCTGGCGCTTCATCACCAACTGCCTGGTGAGCCAAGAAGTGGGTGGCATGCAGCGGGGGCGAGTCTGGAAACCTAGAGCTACTGGGCTGGACAAGACGGCGCTTCCGGTGGACCCCAACAAGGGTAGCAACCCGGCCAACTGGGACGGGGATCACGTTCTGGTTGGGTTCATCGAGGACAACCTAAATCAGCCGATCATCTTGCGGAGCATTCCGCACCCCAGCGTTGATACGGGCAACGAGGCTAAAACTCCAGGCCACCGAATGACCTTGAAGCTGGCCGATGGGGATCCCGATTTCTGGAAACACCACGGATCCTTTTATGGGGTGAAGAACAACGGCGACTTCGTGGTGGATACCACCTGGGCCAATGATGGCAGCCTTCTCCCTGATTGCAAAGAGAGCCCGAACGCCATGGACGGATCTGGTGCTCATCTTCACCAGCTTCCTGAGACGGCGACCTGGAAGGTCAAGCTGATGGACGTGGGGGGCACCATCCCGTCGGTTGAGATGACCGTCTCGAAAACCGAGCTGAAGCACGTCATCATGGACGCCCTGGGCGATCTCTTGCTTCAGATTGGTGGTGGGGCTACGTTGAAGGTCGAGGGCCAGGATTCTCAGGCCAAGTTGACCTTGGGAGACGGAGCAAAGCACGTGGCCATTGGCGAACAGCTACAGACTTGGTGGGGAACCGTGAAGGCGGTCCTGGATGCGTTCGGGGCGCACACCCATACGGGTGTGACTCCAGGTCCTGGCCTGACGGGGACCCCGGTGGCCCCGTTGATCACCCCGGGATATGCGTCCACCAACACCTCCACCAAAGTAGCCATTCCGGACCTGTGAGGTCGATTCATGCCGAGCTTGATGGCTTACCTCAAAGAAACTGTCCGGAGAGAAATCACCAAGGATGACAAGTTCTACAAGAGCTTTCTCTATTTCTTTGAGCTGAAGGTCCCGGTTGAAATTTCCCCCCTGGGTTCATTTTTGTTTCCCCTGGTGCTGAACCCGGAGAGCATCACCTTGGATGAGCCGTTTTCCTTGGAGACCACCCAGACCCAGGGCGGTGGCGTCATCGTGGAGGAAAACGGGATCGTTATCCGGCGCCTCAACATCAGGGGGCACACGGGGTTCAAGCCCCGCAAGCTGCTCGGGGGGAGCGCCCTGACTAGCTTGGCGTCGATTCCGGCGAGCAAGCGGTCTTACGACCGGACTCTCCCGGGGTACGTGCTGGCTGCAATTTCTGGACAGCGGCATTTCCAGTACCTCCAGGATTCGGTTTTCCGAGCTTACGCGGACCTGAAACGAGATCCCGACACGTCCCAGGATACCAGGCTCATCTTCCACAACCCCAAAGACGACGAGCACTGGGAAGTGGTACCCCAGTCCTTCAGGTTGGAACGGTCGAGCGCCAAGCCCATATCCTACCAGTACGCCATCGAACTGGTGGTGGTGGGCAAGGCATCGGCTTGCGAGACGGACTTCTCGGAGGACAAAGGCTGGCTGGATGGGCTCAAGAGCATGTTGCGAACGGTGAACAACGCCATTCTTTTGGCCCAAGGGGCAATCCGGGATTTGACGGCGGCGGTGGCTGAGATCAAGGGGTTTATCACCAACATCGCCACCATTCTGACCAACGCCGTGGGGATCCTGAATGCGGCTTCGGACTTCGTGAACGGAGTCACCGACTTGATCCAGACCACCAAGTCGGCGGCGTTGAACCTGGTGGAGGAGTGCGAGCAGGCATGGGGGAATTTTGAGGATTCCTTTGACCGGCTGGCGGCCTCCCTGGGGTTCCCATATACCACGGGGACCATAGAGGATCCTTTGCCGGCGCAGGTTCACCAGGCCCTCAAAGACATCGCCACGGCGGCTGAGCTGCTACTGACCCAGCCAATGGCTTTCGAGACCCCCCTGCAACAGCAGCTTCGCAATCTGGCCCAGAAGCAATCTCTGGACACCGTGGCGTCCACCGATGAATTGGCAGCGGCCGAGGCGGCTTCCAGCCCGACCAGCCTGACCGAGATTGCCGGCAAGGGTACGGGTCTGATGCCGGGGGACTACGAACGGTCTCTGGTGAAGCTCACGGACGCCGGCGGGGACGTGCCTGGGTACACCAGCCTCCAGGAAGTGGTGGTCGAGCAGGGGGACACCTTGATGAGCCTGGCGGCCAAGTTCATGGGGGATGCCCGGAAGTGGCAGGAGCTGGCGGTAGTGAACGGACTCAAGCCCCCCTTTATTTCTGGACAAGCCGGCTCGAACATCACCGAGGCGACGGACCAAGAAGCCTTACCGGGGGCGTTGGGAGTGGGGAAGAAACTGCTCGTGCCGGCGTACAAGATCCCGCCCGAAGCCCAGCCTCTGCTTCCTGTGCTCGGGGTGTCCCCCGAGAAATCTCTGGAACACCGGTTGCTGGGCGGGGACCTGGCCCTGATTCGATACCCTGGGGAAGAACCCCGATTCGACGTGGAAATCGACGTGGCCCTGGGGAGCGTGGATGCCAAGAAAGTCATTGGCTTGAATTGCCTTCGCCAGGCCATCGAGCTGAGGTTGGTCATCGAGAAGGGGACGGACCTGCTCTACAAGAACTTGGGCCTGGAGCGGGTGGTCGGGCTGAACTGGGCACCGCTGGACAGAGAGCTGATTCAGTACCGGGTGATGAAGTCCATCCAAGAGGACCCGCGCATCCTGGGAGTTCGAAAGCTGGTATTGACCTCCCAAGGGGAGGATGATGTGGAAATCGAAGTGGAAGCCGTGGTGGCTGGGTTCTCCCAGCCGGCGACGGTGAAGGCTACGATTTAGGAGCTGCTCATGGGTAAGTTCCAGATTCGCCGGCAGCAACAGATCCTGACCGAGATGGTCGCCCAGGTGGTGGCCCGGACGGACATGAATGACGTGTCCGACACCTCTGTCACCAAGCACATCCTGGCGGCAGCGGCGAGGCAAGATGCGGAGCAGTATTTTCAGATGTACCAGCTCCGGCAGCTTTTCGACATGGACACGGCCACGGGAGACGATCTGGACGCCCGAGCAGCCGAGGTTCAGCCGGGGCCGATCACCCGGATTCCAGCGGCTAAGGCGGTGGGGGAGGTGGTGTTCTCCCGAGCTGGCACCACGGGGACGGTGACTATCGCTCTCGGCACTCAGGTCAAGACCTCCGATGGGGTGGCTTTCACTACCACAGAAATTGGATCGATCACCCCTACCAGCCCCGAGCAGATCACGGGGCATGGTGTCGGCCGAGATTCGGACCCGGTGTCTGTGGTGGCGAGTCTCCCCGGGGCGAATGGCAACGTGGTGGCAGGAACGGTGGTCAAGTTCAGTACCAAGCCCCCCGGGGTGGATGAGGTAACCAACCCATCCTTGTTCAGCTTGGGGTTCGACAAAGAATCCGATGATGTTTTTCGGGCTCGAATCAATACGTATATGCAGTCCCTGGCCCGGTCCACCATCACGGCACTGGAAGCGGGGGTGCTGGGGAGGGGAGCTTCGGACGTGTCCGGGGTCATCCGATACTCCAAGGTGGTAGAGGACCTCATCCTTCGGGGAAATGTCACCCTCTACATCGACGATGGCACCGGTTCGGCTGAGGTCATCGAGGTGGTTACCGGCGAAGTTGTGACGGAAGGATTGTCCGGGCCACCCCCGGGGTCGGCCGTGGGCGGGGAAACCCAGCTCTGGCTGAACTATGGGGCGGTCAAGGATAACGCCACCTTCACCGTGACCAGTTCTACTCGGGGGGTTTTGACCAGGGACACCCACTACTTCTTGAACCCCGCTACTGGCCAGATCAACTTCGATCCGGCTCTGGTGGCCAGCGAGATTATCACGGCCACCTACACCCGCTTCACTGGGCTGGTGGCTGAGGCCCAGAAAATCGTGGATGGGGATCCCGACGACCCCGAGAACTACCCAGGGTTGCGAGCGGCTGGCATCATGGTGGTTGTGCGGGTGCCCCAGGTGCTGTTGCAGAGCGTGAGCGTGGTGCTTACGATCATGGATGGGTACTCCCTGGTGAACACCCGTGCGGCGGCAAAGCAAGCCATCCTTGACTACATCAACACCCTGGCCATTTCTGGAGACGTGATTCGGTCAGAGATGATCCGGCGCGTCATGGCAGTGCCTGGGGTGTACGATGTTTTGGTCACCACGCCGGCGGCCAACGTGGCATTGCTCGATGACCAGTTGGCCAGGACTACAAACGGCAATATCACGGTGAGCTAGGAGAAACGACCATGGCACGCGGAGTTATTTCTTACAGTTCGGGGACCATTGCCGCCGCCGTATCCGGAGTTCGGTACGCCTTCCTGAACATCATTCGCAGTACGCTGAAGGCGTATATCAGCAATGGCGAGGCGGCCTGGGAGGACTATGACATCATCAGCAACACTCCTGGATCCTGCAACTACGTCATGCACAGCGTTGGGGATCGCGCCTTGGGCAGTGGGGTCACTAAAGGGGATTCTGAGATTTACAACAGGTTCTATGAATCTAGTAATTCCCAATTCTTTGTGAATCTACAGGATTGGTCACAGGTCGGTCACGCTGGGAACCGGGCAAGTGCCGCTGCCTCAATCTCCTTGAACGACACCGATGCCCTGGAATGGTGGATGGTGTGCAACGAGTATGTGTGGCTCATCGCAGCCCACCAGTCTGGATCCTGGTTCACCGCATGCGGTGGGCAGCTTACCCGCCCCTACGCTCCAACCATGAACGGGTTGGCCAGACTGTCTGTGGCCACGGCGGGCACGGGTATCTTGACCTTGAGCGTGGATCGGGATTGCCAGACCACCCTGCGAGTGGGGCAGAAAGTGATTCTGATGAACTTCACACCTGATGGGCAGGCGTTGAAGTCGGCCTACTACGATTTGGTCACAATTTTGGCCGTCACGTCCGGAACGATCCAAGTGAGTGGCGTTACCAATACCCCCTACGAGATCGGATCCATCATTGGCATAGAGCCTTCCCCGAACTACGCGGGGGCAGCAACCGGTAGTGCGCCAACCAGCTTGTATATGTCCAACTTGCGCGACGGGTCGGCAACGATTGTTGCTCAGAGTTTGACCGCCTACGGATCGTTTGTGGAAGCGGACGAAGATCCAGGATTCGATGGCGCCTACATTGCAGTGCCTACATGGCTCAACGGTACTTCTCCCGCCGGCTTCCGAGGAGATTTCGGGGAGCATGCTTTGTGTTTTGCCAATGGGCTTCAAGCTGATAAAGACATCATGCGGATGGATTACGACGACGCCCGAAAGTACAAAATCTTTCCCTCTCTTTCCTTTCTTTCTACCTGGATTCTTGGGATTGGCCCGGGGGCAAGCTAAACGATGAACGTCCGCGACCACGCCACGCTTCCGACTGGTTTGATGTCCTACCATCGCCTGGAATGGGATGGTGTGGATGCTACGGGTCGGGGGCACACGGGCACGCTGGGGGCCACCCCCACGGAAGATTATGGGCAGGTCCAGAAGTGCCTTCGCTTCAATGGCACAACCCAGTACGTGAGCGTACCAGCGCATGCCGATTTTGAAATGACCGCTGGGCTTACTATCGCTTTCTGGACAGACTATGGATCGGGCACGGCCAAGAAACTTGTCTGCAAAAGAAACAACACCACCATCCAATGGTCGGTCGAGCAAAAAGCGGCGCTGACCCAGCTTCAATTCCTGATCACCATCGGGGGTGCGCTCTACACCGTGCTGGGGACCACCCCTTCGGCCGGGGCAAAGTGGGATCACATCGTCGCCCGGTACGACGGGAGCGAGATTTCGATCTGGACCAACGGGGTGAAAACCAACTTCGCGCTCCAGACTGGCTCTATCAATTCCTATGCCACAATGCCGGTGACTTTTGCTTGCCGATGCGCCAACGGTGTGGTGGTCCCCGGAGCTGACTTCTACGCCGGGGCGTTGGATGACATAGGGATCTGGAACCGGGGTTTGACCGACGCTGAGATCGGGGACCTTTATCAAGGGGGCATCGGGATCATCTACGGGGACCTGGGACAGTTCGAGGCCCGAAAGGACCGCCAGGAAGGTTGGTCGGTGCTGAAGTCCGAGATGATCGAGCAGACCCACCCGACGCATCAAGGTCGGCTGGCCAGTCCCCGGTTTATCGGAGAGGCGGCTCCCGAAGGATTGTCCCCCGAGATTTCATCCATCGTGGCGATCAATTCAATCCGAATCCGGGTGAATTTTGTCCACCCCGCCACGAACAACCAGGCCCTGACTGCCCCGGGGAACTACAAGATCACTCCTGTCCTGGGGGTCTATACCGTGACCCCCGAAGGGGTTACCAATCCGACCTATGTGTTTCTGGACATCGACGAGCAAGAAGATGGCATGCTGTACCAACTGGACTTGCTCCGGATCGTGAGGGCGTAAGGCATGGCAGATTTTGGGACATGGGTAGGCGTCGGGGTAAAGCCCTCTCTGGCCAGCGTGGTGGTGACCGGGAATTTGGTGCGGGCGACTTTCAGCGAAGCCATGCTGAACAACAGCGATTTCATTGACCCCACCCACTACGTTTTCACGGTTCTGGATGGTTTATCGGTGGCGGTGACAGCGATAAGCGTGACCCCAGGTCCTGGCGTAAACCCCACCTACGTGGACATTGCTCTGGACAAGTCCATGACCATTGGGACAGCGAATTATCGTTTGACGGTGGACACGACCTTGAAGGACAAGGCCAGCAACCCCATCGATCCCGCTGGCCGGACGCAGGACTTCAATGGCAACGCGGTCAGGACCACCATCACGGCCCAGAGCTTCCCGACTAACCTGGAGCGGGTGCAAGTCACCTACAGCAAGGCGGTCAAACAGACCAACCCTGCGGATCTGGATGATGCCTTGCGGGTGGCCAACTATTCCATTTCTGGAGGGGTGCTAGTTTCTGGAGTGGCCTCTCTTTCCTCGTCGGTTGTGGTGCTTCAAGTTTCTGGACAGCAAAATGGGCACACCTATGTTCTGACTGTGCTGAATGTGAAGGACCTGTCCAAAAATGAGGTAGCCCCCTAATGGCAACGACGATCTACACCATCGGGCCTGCAATCTTTCCACCGACTGGCGGGGGGCCGGTCCTGATCGAATCGGTGTTCCAGCAAAGAGTACCTTCCAACAGATCGGAAGAGCGTCGTGTAGGGAAAGAGTGT